ATATACATTCCATCATATGATAGAAACTGATGGTGTAAGTTGTAGTATAGTTCTTATTCGTAATGATTTGATAGGCAAACGAATACCAAGTAGCAAAAATAAAAATAATGAAAAATATATAGACGAATTAGATGATTATACAAAATTGCAAAATAAGAAGATTGTAGCAATAGACCCTGGTAAATGCGATATTTTATATTGCGTAGATGGTTATAATAAAGATGCTACAACTTTTAGATATACACAGGTTAGTAGAAGAAAAGAAACAAAGAGTAAGAAGTATTCAAAACTTATTTTAGAGTTCAAGAAAGAGAAAATAGATGGTAAAACAATAATAGAATATGAAACCGAATTATCGCAATTTAATAAGAAATCGTTAGACATAGAAAAATATAAAGAATACATTAAAAAGAAGAATGAAATCAATCATAAGTTATTTACATTTTATAATAAGTATATATTTAGAAAACTAAAATTAAATGGTTATATGAATAGACTAAAAAACGAACAAAAGTTAATGAATAAATTTCAAAAGGTTTTTGGCGATAAAAATGATGTCGTTGTATGCTTTGGCGATTTTGAACAACGAAAACATATGAAATATAAAGAACCTATAAAAGGTAAAGGAATGCGAACATTATTTAGAAAATCAGGATACGAAACCTATTTAGTAGATGAATTTAGAACAAGTTGTAAATGTTGTAATTGTAATGGTGGAGATTGTGAGAAGTTTATGGTAAGAGAAAACCCTAAACCTTGGAAAACAAATTATGCTCTTGTACATGGTCTATTACGCTGTAAAAGCGGTTGTGGATTATGGAATAGAGATACAAATGGTGCTAAAAATATTTATAAGATATCATACAATCATATAAATAATATAGAAAGACCTATGTATTTAAGTAGAAGCAAAAAATCAGGTACATTACACGATGTACCATAACCAAAATTTACACGCTTTGAAATAAGCAAACCTTGAAGTATATGAAATAAAATTTTATATTTTTTATAAAATTTTGTCTCATTTTAAATCTTCAAGGGTGTAAATAAAAATTGATAGCTATTAATATTATTTATTCTCTCAATATTATAATGGAAAACGAATATTATTTCAGCCAAGGCAGATTAATCCCCAATAACAATAATACATACAAAAAATTTGTTAATGCAAACAACGCCAAGTATATTAAGAATGGTAATGGAGATAATGACATAGAGATGGGTATTACTAAGGAAACAAGTGATAACTGGGGAACTGGAGATAATAGAGAAAACAGAAATACAAAAGATATGTGGTATAATTTATCTTTATTCAGACCTCGTAAGTTTCAAATATTTAGTGCCAGTATTTTGCGATATAAATAATTATTTTAGATACAATTCATATAATAAATCTAATATATCTGTAATATTTTCAGATTTACCCTTCAATAGACCATTATCATTAAGTATATCATAAGCTTTGTTTTCTTGTATTTCGTGTTCTTCGTTAAAATATACACCATCATCGTCTGCATAAATTGCATATAAATAACTTAGTACTATTCTGTCTTCAGCTGCTTTCTTTATTTTTTTATTGAAATATTTAATGACATTATAGCAGGTTTTGTGAAATATTTTAGAACTATCAATATCAATATTATGAGATCCTTTGCCTCCTATAAAATTATAAAATTTTTTAATTGTATCATCAAAATCATTGTTAAAACAATATATATATATTATTTTAAATATATTTAACTGAACAAAACCTCTGTTGAATAAATTCCATATATTTGCATATTGTTCCATATCATAATCATAAATATTATGATATGTATTGTCATCAATATCAATATCGTCATTAAAGTCATCATCAGTATTATCTTTCAAAATATTACTGTCAACTATAGCATAGTACTTAAATATCCATAAGGTTTCATTCAATGTCAAATTAGATGAATATATATTAACATCAAACCTATAAAAATCATGCTCTATATCATTTGAATGATTGCTTTCGTTCATAAATATTTCATCTCTTGGTATATTTAATATATATGGCTTTTTATCATCAACAGTAATACCATTATAATCGTCGCTTAATATATCGGTTTCAAAATCGCCCCATTCCAAATTATTTAACAATTCTCCATAAATACCAAAATTAACTGTATAGATATAGTTGAAGTAATATGTTTGATATCCTAAATAATATAGAAACTTAGATAGCTTCTTATCATTTAGGAATGTTTTAATAATATTTTTAATAAAGTTATTTTCTAAATGTAAATATAGTTTTTTTATATAGTCGTCACATATAATATTATTGATCTTTAATACAATATCATCAGGAAACTTGCTATTAAGAGGATCTAATAATAGAGGCATGGTAGTTTGCATATTTTGTAATATTATATTAACTATATTATATATATCACTTTTTATTGATGTATAAAACTTTGTATGAATAAGTTACTTAAAGAATAAATTTGTAATAATTTATTGATAAAATAATAAAAATTGATTAGCATGATTAAAAAATTTAATCAGTAAAGTAAGTAATAAAATGCACTTCAATAACAGCAAGAATATCAGCTATCGCGCCTTCTCCTCGTACTCTAATAAGTGTGAAAATTTTGAGGATATCAACAAAATCCCTCGTGCATTAAAGAGAACTGATAATAATGTCCCTAATAATAAAAAACTTGCCCTTAAATACAAGGATGGTCGTCTCGCCTATAAGAATAGGCGTAATATCAACAAGGACTGGAAAGACTTTAATAATAACTTGTAAGTAAATTAAGGTAATACAAGATGTATATTAGATGTATATTAGATGTAAATTATATATATTTTTTATTTTTATATAATAATATTATATGTATCAAGATATAATATGAATTATTTAAATATGATACCACATGATATATATATGCAGATATATAAAATTATATATAATGATTGTATTAAAGATCTCATTATCACAATAGATAACAAGAGAAACAACAAATACAAGGATAAGTTTATTAAGAATATAATTAATGATGAAAATAGGTTATACTACACATCGCTTGATATTTTTAATCTTATATCTTTGGGAATTATTAACAATTATGAAGAATGTGAAAAGTATTACGAAAGTGATACAGGAGAGCTTGAAGAATTATATTATTTATCTGCAATAAATGTGAGCAATTTTGTAAAACATCACTATAAGATTCTTATTACAGAGCTACCTGAATATTTAAAAGATGCTCATTGTATTAAATTAAAATTATCTAATATTGATATTTTACTTGGTTTTGATATAGATAATATAGACGATATTGTATATACACCTTTGTATTATTTATTGAAAGACGAACTAAAAACCTGGCTTGAACTGATATATTATACAAATAAACTATTTAATGAATATTTATTTGTACATAACCTGTCATTAAATACTAATTTTTTTACATTACATAAGTTTGATACAATTATTGAGAATGGTTATACAGTTATAGTTCCTTATTTTGAAGAGCATACTATATAAATATAATGTATATTATTATATTACATATCAATATAATAATGTATAATAGTTTATATTATATATTCACAAAAGACTATAATGATGATTATAGTAATAACGCATTGTATTTAAAAGAACGAAATAACAAGCTAAAAATCTTGAATAACAGCAAGGATAGGGAACTTAAATATTTGAAAAATAAGTATGATGCATTAATTAGGCGTTATAATGAAATTGAATGGAAATATAATGAGCTTTTATTGAATGTCCATTATAATAAGGAATACTATAATAAGTTAGAAATTAAATATAATATCTTGTTGAAAAAAAACAGTGTATGCTTAGATAATATGGGCGATATACAATGTCTATATATAAACGATGATTATGAGCATATATAAAAAACTATAAAAACACATATAAAAAATATGTATCACTTATAATTATAAAACTAAAATGAAATTAGATTGTGTATTAACAGCCGTAAATGAAAACCCTTTATATTTAGAGTTTATCCCTATATTTATTAAAACTTGGAATAAGTTATATCCTGGTATTGATGTTAAAATTTTATTAATAGCAAAAGCTATCCCAGAGGAATATAAAATTTATGCTGATAATATAATTTTGTTTGAACCAATTGAGGAAGTGTTAACAAGTTTTACATCACAATTTATTCGCTTGCTATATCCTTGTATATTAAACTATGAAAATGCAGTTCTTATTACTGATATGGATATTTTACCAATGAACAACACATATTATACTGAGTATATTAAAGAGTATGACAATAGTAAATTTATATATTATCGCGAAGATCATTGTTTTATTTACAAGCAACTCGCTATGTGTTATAATGCTGCGACGCCAAAAGTATGGAAGGAGATTTTTGAGATAGATACTATAGATGATATTAGGGATATGCTTGTAAATATATCGCGGAACAATATAATTGAAGAGGGACATGGAAAGACGGGTTGGTTTATTGACCAAATTAGTTTGTATACGAAGGTAATGGAATGGAATAATAAAACAAATAATCTAATATGTTTAAAGGAAGCTGATACAAAATTTAATAGATTAGACAGAAATACTTTTAGAATTACATACGAGATACAAAAGGCAATTCACGAAGGAGTTTATACAGATTATCATTGCTATAGACCAATGAGTGATTATAGAGATCTTAATAATCATATTTATGATTTGCTCCCTGCTTCATTGCCTTAATACATATACATATATATATATAAGATTTATTATTTAATAATATCCAAAGATGTCTTTGGCAAATTATAAAAATTTGTGTATTGAAAAATACAAGCTTGCTAATCCAGACAAGATAATACCTTCAAATATGGGATGTAAATGGACTGATATTGAGGAACAGATGTTATTAGATAATATTAAAGATAATATAGGAATTGAAGAAATTGCAAAAAAACACTGTAGGACACAAGGTGCAATTACAGCGCGTCTTGAAGTGATTGCTATAAGATTATATAATGATAATATGTTTGATATAGAGCATATTGAAAGTTTAACGGGATTAAGCGAGAAAACTATAAAGGATGCTATTGATAAGAAGAGTAAGAATGAAATAAAGTTTCCAATATATAATAATGACAACGAAATTGTAAATTTAAAAAAAGACTTACAAAAATGCAATGAAGAAATAAGGGAATTAAAGGCAAATGTAAAAAAATTATTAGAATTAGAAAGTCGCAATAAAAGAGATGATATTGATGACTTGAAAAAACAAATACAGAATATGTTAGATATAACAAATATTAAGAATGATATTGTAGAGTTAAAGAGAGTTTCTAATATTACAATATAGCAAACATAGCTATACAACATAGAGTTAAACTGTTTTATTTTTTATATACCATCGCGTCACAATGCAAATTGCGAGTATATCTGTAAAAACTTCAATTAAAAACATATCAATCTGTGCAAGTAGCATGTGAATATATATAAGCCAGTCAAACCATGAATAAATAGTATTTGTTATAGATATTTCATATTGACGAGGTATGTATTTGTGATCATCTTCACAACTGCTAATTTCGGCGAGGTCTGAAATGCCTATTTCTATATCTGGAGTGATAGCTTGTTGAGTTGTGTGAGCTATGCGTGTTACTATAGGTACTGTATGTGTATGATGTGTTATATGTGAATATGGTGTGAGAGGTGCATTAACATTTTGAACATTTAGAGTAATCCAAGGAGTTATAATGTTTTGGTCAAGGTTTCGTATTACAGTGTTTATTATAGCATATATTACAATACCAGCGTATTTTTCAGGAGTATCTATAGAGAAACCTAAAATAATCAAGTCTGCTTGAGGACCAAAACGATAGAATGAAGCATTATTTGAATAGTGTGTTACAAAATAAGTCAACAATATAGATATCACTGATATCCATCCCGCAATAATACGCGATACTATTATGGGGCTCATCATTATGCTGGTTAAAATAAATGATTATTATCAGTTTTTATATAAATATATAATATCTATAATATCTATATACAATGGGATTATTTATAAATAATTATTTATATGAATTACCAGATGATATTCAAATTATTATATATAAAATCATTTTTAATGAATGTATTTATAAAATACAAAATGACAAAAATATAAAATATCTAAATAGATTATATAGTGCTATTAATAATCCAAATAACACCTGTATTTATCACATCAAACCTAAAGGATTATTTTCAAATGACAAATATTATAAATATAAAGACATCATTACACAAGATATTTTTATAAATAATACAATGAAAACAATAAAAAATATAATATATTTAGATCGTACACATTTAATTATAAATACTTCACAATTACATATTAATACAATTAGTTTTTATTTATATCCACTTTTTACAGCCAATAAAACTTTGAGAAAATATTTAACAAACCGCTTTAACTTAATTAAATTTTATAAAAAAGAACTAATACAAAAAATTGTAGTTGTTGAAGACCGAGTTAATGTTATATTTACACAAAATTTTAAATGTAATGCAGATATTTATTATAACATATTAGTAGGTTATAATGTATTATATAATTCATTAAGTAATATAATATATAGCGAAGATAATACTATAATGTTTAACAAGTTTGTAGAGATGTTTAGATGGATTGAAGCAAATAATATATTAGAAGGATATAATATAAATAATCAAAAAATTATTCCTATATTTGAAGGGTATGTTAAAAATTGATTTAATTATATGTATTAAAATTTCAAAAGAATGAAAGGATATATTTATTGCATATCATATAACATCCCTCAAGAAGAGCGTAAAAAATATGGTAGATTCAATGAAATAATGAACACAACTGGATGTGATGAATACACGCGTTATTATATAGGTGCAAGTCATTCTCTCCCTTTCTATATACTGATAAAACGAAATAATGACTTAATATATCCTCCTACGCCACTACATCTAAGACCTAATCAATACAAGTGTTTATTTGCAAAATATGTTAAAAATTTGTCAAATGAGAAAGCAAAGCTTGATAAATTATTGCATAGCAAGTGTTTTGCTGTAATGGATACTGATCAACAAAAGATGCTTAACCCAGAACAAAAGAAGGGAGAGTTTGTAGAAATGGAAACTACAGAAAAATATAAATGGCATAGACCTTGGAGTGACAATGGTTTTCTTCCATCTGTGATATCACTTGAATATATCATATCATTATTTGACTTATCAATTGGAGATTACATAGATATAGAAATAGACAATATGTATGATAATGTAACTAAAGATTACGAAGAATATGTTATTTGTGAAAGGATTGAGCACACATTTCGCATGTTAGACAAGGCTGCTGAAGCAGCTAAAGCGGCTAAAGCGGCTAAAGCGGCAGAAGCAGCTAAAGCAGCTGAAGCGGATTAACAATGGTAACTGTTATAACAATAACACAAAATGTATAAACAAATAGTATTGATTTAATATATTTATATATATTATTTAGATCTCTCATATCATCATAATGACATATTATTTCACATCTGTTAAAGTTTTCTTTAAGAGCTCTATATCCTTGTAAATCAATGATGACATCTTCTAACTTATTAGACAATTTTCTATATTCGCTTTCTCTACGCCTTAAATCTATAAATAATTTATTTGTTCGCTCTTCATATCTATTCATAATATTGTTAATTTTCTTATTATATATTTGATTATAAGAATAGTAATCATTAGATATTTTAATAATATCTTCTTCCAAATTCGCAATATATTTTTGAAAATCTCGGTTATTAAAAATTTTAGTTCGCGAGTTTATTGATGTTAGAGAAGTTAGCGATGTAAATGAGCCTGATGAACAGCGTCTCATCATATTATATTGTTGTATGATATTGGTATTCTTTATATCAATTTTTATAAATGTTATACGCTGTGCTATACGCTGCTATACGCTGTGCTATACGCCGCTATACGCCTGTTATGATATCATCATTTATTTTATTTACAATTAATTTATCAGGATAATAATGATAAAAGAATTTATTACTATTAAATATTAGGCGCCATAATTTATATATATAATTACATTTGTATATAAATATTAAACCAGATACATTAGGACATAAGTCTTTGCATAGATATCTAAATTCTTCATCCATATCTATGCAATATATATATTTAGTTTTTTCATAAATTTCATAAATTGTCTTTGAATTTTTAATACTATTTAAAAATACCTTGTATAATTCAGGAATTACTAAGAGGCGCATTTTATCACTATAGAATGTGTGCAGTGTTTTAGTACCATCTCTTGAAAAATGTGCATCATAATACTTAATAATAAAAGATAAGTCAACAAAAGTTTCAAAATCTATGCTATATATATTGTTATTTATACTATCAATAATACGAGTATCTGTTGCAATACTATTATAAATACTTATATTATTTAAAAATATATCATCATATTCACAAGGTGATAATATAATATGCTGATCTAAAATATTAGTATAATCATATAAAAAATCTTTTATTAAATAATTATGAATATTTGATTTATATTTATAGGGATGCTTTATTCCATTGCGATAATAGTTATAAATTGTAAATCTTTCTATAATTCGTTTACTAATTACTACTGAAAAAGTTGCCTTTGTTTCTTTTGTATTATAATTATTATTAAAAATGCTTAGATTATCGCTATCATTTAGAACAGCTACAAGATTAGCAATATTTAGCTCAGTAATTCCTGTAATTTCATTATTAAAAGAGTAATAGATATCACTCCTAATATTATTATAAAATCTCAAATATATATATTTCTTATAATTCAAGGATTGTACAAATTCATGAAGATAAAAGTGAATTAACTCATAATAATTTCCATTTGCATTATCATATGCTTCAATATCCTCGCATATACTTTCAACTTTTAGAGATTTTTCATATTCATAGCTCGCTATGTAATTATTATAATCTTCTAATACTTCTTTTTGTACCTTTATCATCTCCTGATTTTCAACATGCACTTTTATAACATTCTGTTTTATATCATCAGCTATATTATTATAATATTCTGACATTTGTAATATATATTATATACAAAATATTTATATATAAAAAATGATATATTTAATATGTTATTAAAAAGGTACTTAGAGTAGTCAAACAATGAAATCTCTTATTATAGTTGAAAGTTTTACAAAGACCAAAACTATTAAAAAATATTTAGGAGATCCCGATGTAGTTGTTACATTTTCAGGGGGACATATCTATAATTTACCAAAAGATACTTTGGGTTTTGATACAGATACATGGGATATTAATTATATTCCTACAAATCCCAAAATAATTAAGAATATTAAAGAGCTTGCACAAAATGCTGATATAATATATTTAGCAGCTGATCCTGATTTAGAAGGCGAAGCAATTGCTCATAGTCTTAAAAAATGTCTTCATAATATTATTAAAAATAAAATATGCCATCGCATTACATTTAATGAGATTACTAAGAATGCTGTTATAAATGCTATAGAAAATCCAAGAACTATAGATATTGACAAAGTAAATGCTCAAGAAACGAGACGAATTGTTGATAGATTAATAGGGTATAAGGTATCACCTGTATTATGGAGTAAGTTTAATAAAAATTATCTAAGCGCCGGAAGAGTTCAAATAGCAGGGCTTATTATATGCATTAATCAAAGGAATCGCATTATTGAAAAAGAGATTTTGCCATATTGGACAATAGATTGCAAGTTTTGCATTGAAAAAGACCAATTAATTACTGGTACATTAAATATATATACAGATGAAACCAATAAATTAATAGAATATAAAATAAGGGATGTCAATAATGTCAAAAATATTTTAAATGATCTAAATATCAATACTAAATACAAAGTAAGTTATGAAACAAAAATAAGGAATGTTAGCCCATCGCCGCCATATACTACTACGACACTTCAGCAAGATGCCTATAATAAATGCAGATTTAACTCAAAGACAACTATGAAATTGGCACAAGATTTATATGAACATGGACATATTACTTATATGAGAACTGATTCAACAAGTATATCTGAAGATGCCAAGAAAATGATTTTATCATATATTAAAGAAACTTATGATACGCCAGCATCGCCTTCATTTGCCAAATATAGAACTTATAAAACAAAGGTAGCAAATGCACAAGAAGCACATGAAGCTGTTAGGATAACAAACCCTAAATATAAAACAGTATCATTTGAAGGATGTACTAAAAATCACGAAAAGTTATATGAGCTTATATGGAATAGAACCGTAGCTTCTTTAATGGCGGATGCAGTATATATTGATATATATATTAAATTTAATAATTCTAAATATATCTTCTGTGCAACTAAGTCATTTTTAAAAGAATTAGGGTTTAATATATTATTTGATGCTAATATTGAAAACCCTGAAGATTTTCTAAATATTATTAAAAATAATAATTTCACAGCAATATCCAAAGAATACTCTTCGCAAGGCACTATAGATAATATACCATCTCTTTACAATGAAGTTCAGTTAATTAAAGAATTAGAAAAAGAAGGTATTGGAAGACCATCAACATATTCGTCTATTATTGATAAACTATTAGATAAGAAATATGTTGAAATAGGGACAAACCCCCAGCAAGAATATGAAATTGAATGTTTTAAGAAAAAGAAGGATCTTGTTATATCTACTAAAAAAATAAATCTTGGAGGAAAACAAAAAGACCTTCTTGTCCCTACAGAGTTAGGTTTAGATATAATAAAATATATATATGAAATATTTCCTTATTTATGTGATTTAAAGTTTACTTCAAAAATGGAAGATGAATTAGATAAAATTATAAATGCAAGTATTACCAAAGATGTTATCTTAAATGAACTATATAATAAAATAAAATATTCAATAGATACTGTGACTGTCGCGACAGTCGCAACTGGCTGTAGTGATAGCACTGGTACTTCTGGTAGCAAAGAGAAGAAAACCGGTATTTTAACCACTCGCTTTGGAACTTGTTATTATAACAAAGAAATAGATAAGTATACTAATATAGAACCGTATCTTACATGGAGGCAATTAAAAAAAGAAGAATTAACAGATAAAGATATTAAATTTATAAGTTCTTTACCAAAACCTATAGAATATTTAGGAAAAAATTATGATTTACATTTAGGCAAATATGGAATTTACTTAAAAGATAAAAAAAATAATAATCATAAATTAGATAAAAAACTATGGGATAATTATTTGTAAGCTATCGCAGCTATCGCGGCTATCACGAGTTAGTCATAAGCGGACATCCCTTTCTTACCATTATTATACCATGATAATATATATTTATCTGTAAAATTAGGATGCGCAGTGTCATTATGATAATCCATATCAATACAATTATCAATCATACTATTACATTTTTTACAATGCCATTTTAAATTACTATTCATTTTATACTATATAATTTATATAATATTTAAATATTGTATCAATTTTTTTGATAATATCTATTTTTTAGATTTAAGGTTTTTATTAAGCTTATTAAGTTCAAAAGCTATATTAGATAGTGATGTTGCAATTGAAACACCATATTCATCGGTAAAGAAGTTATTGAATACATTATATAGATCATCAGGAGTCAAACCATTCTCTCCTCCTGCATCTTCTTCTTCATCATCATCTTCATCTTCATCATCTTCGTCATCTTCGTCATCTTCGTCATCTTCATCATCTTCATCATCTTCGTCATCTTCGTCATCTTCATCGTCTTCGTTATCTTCATCGTTATCTTCGGCATCGTCCTTAGTGTTTTCTTCGTCATTCTCTTCAATATTTTCAATATTCTTGATGACTTTTTCATCTTTAGAATCAGTTCCAGTTTCATCGCACTCTTTAATATATACATTATCTTCTTCTTTGATAGTGCATCTGGAAGATTTCTTATTTTTTTTAGTTTTAGACAATTTTTGCATGCCCTGCATACCTTGCATACTATTTAAAAAAGCCATTATATCAATACTATTCATATTATCTTTATTCATATCTTCCTATCTTATATATTAATAATATTTCTTATATATTTTTTTATAAGTTATTATATTAAGAGATTGATAATGATTAATTATTTCCTATATATTGCAGGATTTTTAATTGGCGTCTTAATAATACTAATGTTGATAACGGATAAAGGCTATTTAAAAACCCTATTTAACAATACAAAAGAATATTTTGATAATGGCACTGGTAATACAGCAGAAGGCATTATTGCAAAATATGAAGATACCGAAATAGTAAAAGTTGGTGAAATTGTTCCTGTTTTAAGAGAGGTTAATGTATCACCTGATATTATTAGTACAGAGTCAGTATTAACTAATACAGAAATAATAGATAATTACAATTTTAATAAATTATTGAAAAAACGAGAGATGCGTATATTGATTTCTTCATATAATAATGATAACATTGATAAATTAGATTGGATTACAGATAATAAGGCATACAATAATAATATCAGCGTAAAATTAAGCAGCAATGATATTGTAAAGGAATTTAATAATTTAAATCCTTTTGTAAATGGGTATAATATACATAATGTTAGCATTGAAGGCCCTCCAAATGCTTTAATATATGAGAAGGAGAAGACTATAAGTAAATTTTCTATTTTATTTATGTTTATGCACAAAAAGTTTCATAGTAATGTTAACAATTTATTTATAATTTATGGAATTGACAATAAAAATATTGTGATTAACATTAAAGATAATGAGTACAATAATAATAACTATTATAATGTTAACAATGATATTAATGATAATAGCGATTTGAATGGGGTATATGATAAGAATGACATAAATAAAAGTATAAATTTATTAAATAACTATCATTACTATGAAAATCATGATGTATTATCAAATAAGGCAAAGGAACAAAAATCTTACAAACTCTCTTATTTTGAAAAATTATATACTATAGAAATAATAATAGACGACAGCGTATATAATATTAACGATATAAATTTGGAAACACTAAAGAAAGATATAACATTCTTTGGTCTAATAATGAATAGGGAGGATGTAGTATTTCATTTAAATAATACTAAATATGAATTTAAAAGAAATACTGATAGAGAAATAAAGATTGACAAGAGACCTTTTATAATTAACAAAAATAAAACTTGTGAAATTGTTCTATATAGTTATGCATACTTTAATGAAGCAATAAGCGATAGAGATTTGAAAACTTTTAAATTATATAATAAATATAAATTATATGGTGTTCATAATAACAAAGAGGATGAGGTAATACAACCAACAATAACGCCTCGCAATATGAGTAATGCGAAGATTGTTATCCCTGGCGTTTTGCCATTAGATGATCTAAACAATACAGAGGTTGGTGATGCTATCATAAAAGGGATGCATAAGAACAGTCTGACAAATATTACAAAAATTTAAGAAAGATAGTATATAAACCTAAAATACATTTATATTTTATAATGATTAAAGCCGCCATATTTATTTTAACACAAAACACTATAGAGAGGAAAGTATATTTGAAAACGGGCTTATATTTTCTTTTTAAAAACTTTAATGCTAAATATAAATACCCAGTAATTATACTTCACGAAGGAGATTATACTGAAGAAGCGAAGAATGAAATTATTATGGGAATACGAAGCGAATGCCGTAATTTAGTGAAGTTTCAGCAAATAGACGAAGATGATTTTTGTATTCCATCACATATTGACACAGAGAAAATGAACAGTATTATTGATATTCGCGTTGTTCCTTACTGGCGTAATCAAAAATATCGTTCTATGTGCTATTTTTGGATGAAAAACTTTTATAAATATACAAAAGACTATAATTATGTGATGCGTCTGGATGATGATAGTATTATTGAGGAGCAAATAAAATATGATTTATTTGAATTAATGAGAGACAAGGATTACACATATTTATCAAACATTATTCATCTTGACTGTAGCCTTTGCAATTATGGAATGAAAGACTTTTTCTTGAAACATTATGAAGAAAAGAAGGATAAGATAAATGAGTTATTTATGGATCACACTTTAAAAAGTGACAATGGATACTTTGAAAATTTTAAGAAACTTTATAAAAATATTCATAATGAGGAATATGTTGGAAACTCTGTAGAACTTAGTATGCCCTTTATGTATTATAATAATTTCAATATTATCAATGTAGATATTTGGAATACTCCAGAAATACAAGATATGGTTAATAAAATAGATGAGCACGGCTATATATTTTATTGTAGATGGGGTGACGCCCCATTACAAACAATTATCCTATCACTTTATGATAGCAATAGGATAACAAAAGTAAATTTCAAATATAGCAAAAGATTACAACGCGAAGCATTTAAAGATGATACAGGTTCTCTACATTCTTTTATGCCAAACGATTATGAAAATAATAGCTGTGTGGTAAAGAATGCTGAAAAAGATAAAAAATAAGTTGTTAATATACTAAGTAATACTAAGTAATACTAATCAATCTCTGCAATAGTATAATTAATTTTTGTGTCATTTCCAGTATCTGAAGATACTGTAGAAGTATTTACGATTTCAGTTTCATAGAAATAATAGAAGGATTTTAGTTGTGATAGCATTATATATTTATGTATATTTATGTATATTTATATATGTTTAAGTATTTTTTAGTAAAATTGATTATATAAATGATATTTATATATTTATATATAATAAAATGAGTTTTAATATTACTGAAATTAATAATGATCCGATGGGATTTATTAAAAAACACAAAAAGAATGAAATAATTGCCCTTCTTATGAAAGCAGATAATGCGTTTTTTAATGATGAAAATGATTTAATAAAAGACGACATTTATGATATTATTAAAGATTATATTAGAACTAAATATCCCAAGGATAAATATTTAAAACGCTTAGGGGCTTCTGTTAAAAACAAGGTAGTCTTACCATATTATATGGGATCTCAAAATAAAATCAAAGATAATGAAGCAGAACTTACAAAATATAAGGCAAAATACCCAGGTCCTTATGCAGTAAGTGATAAATTAGATGGTGTTAGTTGTCTTGTAGTATATACAAAGGATACAATTAAAATATATACGCGTGGAAATGGCACTGAAGGTCAGGATATTACACATCTTTTAGAATATGTTAATGGAATACCAAAGATTACAGGAGAGTATATAGAGGTACGCGGGCTTAAAAATACTGAACTTGCTGTGCGTGGTGAATTAATTATTTCAAAGGCTAATTGGGATTTATTAGGAAAGATGGGGAAACAAGGAGCTAACCCGCGTAATACTGTGTCTGGTGCAATAAATAGTGATATTTTAAATAAAGACATATTGTCAAAAGTAGATTTTGTTGCATATTCATTAATTAATCCTAAAATTAGTGATGGGTTACCTATACTTTCAGATTTAGACAAAAACTTTAAAGTAGTTAATTACAAAGTTTTAGAAACTTTTGATTTAACAACACTATCTAATTTACTTGAGATATACCGAGAAAAAGGAGAGTATGTTATTGATGGGATTGTAATAGTTGATATAGGTAAATATTACGAAATTGAAAAAGACAAAAATCCGGAGCATTCTTTTGCATTTAAATCTATACATACACTTGAGCAAGTAGAAGTCATGGTAACCAAAGTAGAATGGAATGTATCCAAAGATATGTATATGAAACCTATTGTAATGTTTAGTGAGATAGATTTAGATGGCGTAAAGATAAAGCAGGCTACCGGATTTAATGCTGCATATATTGTAAAGAATATTATCGGCCCTGGCTCGCGAATAATTATTGTTAGGTCTGGTAATGTAATCCCTTATATACAAAGTGTTCTTACGCCATCTGCTACAGGGATGCCGAGTATGCCAGGTGTTGAAGGGGATAATTATAAATGGAATGATACCCATGTAGATATATTAATGGTTAATAATGAAGGAGAGAAAAACAGAGATTATGACATTAAAAACCTTTTGTATTTTATGAAAACTGCTAATATTGAGAATATGGGACCTGGAAATATAGCTAAGATATATGATGCAGGTTTTGACGATATTAAAAAGATTTCAAATATTTCTAAAGAAGATTTATTGAAGATAGATGGGTTTAAGGAAAAATCTGCGCAGAATATTATTGCTGCTCTGTCAGCCCTACAAGATATGGATTGTTTGATTTTAATGGATGCCTCTAATATTATGGGTAGGGGTTTCAGTTATAAAAAAATAAAATTAATTACAGATACATTTCCGTCTATACTGTTTCATGATAAGAAGAACAGAGTGGATACATCTAAGCTAACTGTTGAAGATTTACTTAAAGTGGATGGTATTGCAGAAACATCTGCTAAATTATTTTTAAATAATCTGCCAAAGTTTTATGACTTTTATGATAATTTAGGAATTAAATGTAAATCGCCTGCTATTGCAGATGCTGTTGCTATTGCTAATGTTGCTATAAATACAAATATATCAGGTAAATCCTTTGTATTTACAGGATTTAGGGATAAGAATTTAGAGGCATATATTATTAGTTTAGGAGGCTTTATAAAAACAAGTATAAGCAAAAATACGGATTATCTGGTTGTTGTAGACTTAGATGAAAATAATGCTAAGACAGATAAAGCAAAAAGTCTTGGTGTCTCTATTATACTTCCAAATAACAAAATATTTGATAAGAAAACATCGCCGCAAGCAGTTAAAGTATCTCCAGTACTTCCAGTACCTCAAGTACCTCAAGTACCTCAAGTACCTCAAGTACCAAAAGAAGCTAAGCCAGCAAAAGCACCAAAAGCGGTAAAGGAAGCTAAGCAGCCTAAGCAGCCTAAGCAGCCTAAGCAGCCTCAAGAAATCCAGCATATATTTAAAGACCAGTCAGTAGGTAAAGAAGACAGGTTCACACTTATAACTTTTCAAGATCATTTTAGGCCTACGAAAGGGAAAGGAGTAAAAGTTATATTTGCAGATCTTGATCATACTCTTATAACTCCTAAAGGAAAACATGTATTTCCAAAGACGCTTGATGATTGGAAATGGAAAAACGATGCTGTAGTTCCAAAGTTAAAAGATATGTACAATATGGGATATGAGATTGTTATTGTTACAAATCAAAAAAAGATGCCAGCGGATGATGTCAAAACAAAAGCTAAAATGATATATGATGATCTACAATTACCCTTTGTATTTATTTCAGGACACAGTGATTTGTATTACAGAAAACCACAACTTGGGTTATGGGAAATACTTATTGAATATATATTTAAGGAACCAGAATGCATTGATCCTGCAAGTATATTCTTAGGAGATTCTGTAGCAGATTTATATTTTGCAAGAAACACCAAAATTAAATTCATACATACAGATATGTTCTTCTTAGGTACTCCAAACAAGGAGTTTGTGAAGATTGAAGATAAAGAGCATCCTTTGACAAAATGGATGTCAAAAACTACACAACAATTGCCATCATTTAAATCATCGTCAAAACATCTTGTTGTAATGGTAGGATCGCCAGCAAGTGGCAAGTCTTTCTATTCGCGTGAACTTGAAAAGAAAGGGTTCCTTCGCATTAACAAAGATGAAATGAAGGTAGATAAGATATTGCAGAAAGAATTTAATACAGGATTAAAAGAGGGGCGAAATATAGTAATTGATAACACAAATCCTACTAAAGAAAGTAGAGCAAAATGGATTAATGTAGCAAAGGAAGCATCCTATAACATAACTATTGTATGGATGAATTTCCCAATGCCTGTCGTTGAATATCTTGATAATTATAGAGTTTATATTAATAAAAATCAGGATACTCATGTTCCCGCAGTGGCTATGAGAGTATATTATAAGAAGCTTGAAGAACCAACACAACAAGAATGTGATAATCTGTTAGAAATTAAAACAATTAATAGGGATGAGATGCTATCAGTATGGTTATAGAGTATAAAGTAAATAATTTAACATTTGATTTTTATAATTCTTAATTACTAAAAAATGATTATATAAACTTTATAATTTTCTTATAACTATAATAAAATGGAATTTTGTGAAATTTGCGATAATATGCTTTATGTTAAGTCTAATGACAAAAACATGCTTGTAAAATATTGCAAGCATTGTGAGTTTGAAAAGGTAGAAACAGATACCAAATGTGCTATCAAGATTTCAAAGACTATTTATAGCGAAGACGATCTATTGTATAATCAACATGTTAATAAATATCTGCGGTTTGATCCAACATTGCGTCGTATTAATGACCCGCATATTTCTTGTAGTAATCAAAAATGCAAGGATGACGGTACAGATAAACAGATCATCTATATTAAATATGATTCTAAGAATATGAAGTATCTTTATGTATGCGATAATTGTGGAAAAACTTGGAAACAACTTACAGCAAATTAATGATTATCATAATATTTTTATGATTAGATATAAAAATAAAAAATGATACTAATATAATAGAAATTGAAGAGCAATAAACTCATTATGACTCTTATATACAAAACAGCCAATATTGAAGATGTAAGTAAAATCAACGATTTACTAAATAAGGAGGACAAAATATCTAAACCTATAATGACTATATATGAGTTTGACAAAATTATGGGAATGCGTACTCAACAGTTAGCATCAGGTGCAACACCTTTTGTAAATATTGAAGGTGGTAAATTGGTTATTGATAGTAATATGGAACTTCGTAATATTGCTCTAAGAGAACTTGAAGAGGGGCGATTACCTTATATTATAGAAAGAGTTTTATCAAATAAAAAGAAAGAATATTATCGTATATGTGATTTAAACCTCGTGGCAATCCGTGATAGAATGCGTAAGTAACGCAAGTAACGAAAGTAATGCAAGTAACGCATAAAATCAAGTAATTATTTATTTTTTAATATTTATATTATCTGATTATATTATGATAGTAAAAAAAATACTGATTATAATTATATCATACTATATATATAGTTATATAGTAATTGATAAAAAAGATTATGATATTAATTTTTTTGCTAAAGAACACTTTAAAGAAGAGCGTTTTAGATGTATTAGATATATAGATAATAATTATGTAAATAAAAAAATAGAGAACAGAATAGTAAATATAATTAAAAAGTATCCATATACAAAATGTATAAAGTATAAAAATGAATATATACACTATATTATAAATAAAAACAAAGTAATAATATATAATATGCTAATAAATGTAATATTTTATATAAATATAATCTTTTTATGATTTGGAGATTGCTGGTTGTATCCTATACAGAATACTAACATCATGAAGACTGTTATCAATTAATAGTTTGGAGATTGCTGGTTGTATCCTATACAGAATACTAACATCATGAAGACTGTCATCAATTAATAGTTTGGAGATTGCTGGATGTATCCTATACAGAATACTAACATCATGAAGACTGTTATAATATATCTTTAGAGATTGCTGGTTGTATCCTATACAGAATACTGTTATAAGAATAATAGTTTGGAGATTGCTGGATGTATCCTATACAGAATACTAACATCATGAAGACTGTTATAATATATCTTTAGAGATTGCTGGATGCATCCTATACAGGATGCTAAACTATATATGTATGTTATTTAATGTTTATATAATTGTTATGGTAAGAGGACACTATCAATTTTTATTTTTTAATACTACATTTTTAATATTATTAATTGCATTTTCATAAACAGTATTGATATCAATATTAAATATAGGCTCATTTACAATTTTAAAATACTCTTCATTACTCATATTAACCATTCTATCAATAACTGCATTTATAGAACTTTCTGTAGTATCTTCAAGAATTAGAAAGCGTTTGCTATTAAAATGTTTAGATATATGCTGTGATCCCCAGTAAATAGGAATTGTACCAGCGCGGAATCCATTAATGAGTTTCTCTGTAATATAATGCCCTATCTTAGTATTTTCCATAGTTATTACAAACTTTGTATTTTTATAAAAGTTTAAAAGATTATCAGAAGAAAAATTCCCTTCAATCTTCTTCCCTATATTATTCTTATAACTTCCACCATATAATACAGGCAATCTGCTCTCTAACTTCTCTAAGAAAGCAGTGCGTTCATTTAAGCTACCGTTAGATATTACAGCAGCCGTATAATTATTTTTAATTGTTTTAGTAGGCTCAAAAGTCATATTGGGAAAAGACTTAAGATATACAATATAGAAAGGAAACTCTACAAAATTATTAATAGTAGGATTAAAACCTAAAATACAAGTATATTGTGAAAGGTTATTATTCATACACAGAGCATAATATGATTCACCTGTAAATAAAAAAGACGCTTTCCAATCCTTATGATTAATATATGTTGTATTTGTAAATATAGACTCCATTAATATATCAGCATCATCTATATTAAAAGATAATTCAATGTCCTCATTAAATACTTCAGTCAATAGTTTAAGAAAAAACTCTACATGTATAGGGTCTGTTTTCTCAAAAAAACCCTGCCAAAATCCATTAAAGCATGCTCTCATTTTAACAATATTTATATAATATCTTGATAATATCTTTATATATATAGACGCTAATTTTATACATACATTTTCTTAATTATATTAATAACCCTATCTTTCTTTTTTTCACTAATCTTATTCCAATCTTTTAAAGTAATATTTTTAAATATGGGTTTTACATTTAAATTGCCACCAAGCAACCCTTTATTTTTAATTATAATATCATTCGTTTTGAATGGTTCAATAGTAATATCCATACAAGTATTATCAACATATTTAATCTTCCTAATCCCTCCTATTAAATACTCTAATATATTTATATCAATTGCAATATGCAAATCAATCTTATGCATCCCATCATTATTGTTAATAATACTGTGAGTATAACTAACTATTTGTACATCTTTATTACTACTCCCCTCATCTTCTTCATCTTCTTCATCTTCTTCTTCATCATAATTATCAATAATCATATTTATTATAATTTCGTGTTCCATGCTATCATCATCAATATACTGACGGGTTAAACATGGGTAATCGCTTTTACAGCAAATAGTTATGTATACGGGTTCTTTAACATTTTTAAGCAGAATACGAAGTTTTCTTTTATTTAGAGTGCATAAATCACAATAAGTTATTGGCAAGTTTATATTGTGTTTAATTATTTTTGTTGATGGATTATAATAGTTTTTATTTTTGAATCCTTTGTTAAAAAAATAACTTGCAACATCTATAAAAGTGTTTTTAATAACCTCCTTGTCTTTGAATATTCCATCATAGGTATTTTTCCAAAAATTTAAATCAAAACTGTTATATATTTCATAATCTTCTGGTAAATTGTCAAAATTATATTCTGTTTTGCTATAATTTAATTTTCCATAATTATCAAAATCTTCAACTGCCTTTTTATAACCAATGCTCGCCTTTTTAAAGCGCTCTATCTTAATAGTTTTCTCATCTTCATCACTAACATTTATTAGTTTATCTGGATGACATTCTAATGCTATCTTCTTATATATATTCTTAATTTCCTCTCTTGTATATTTATCAATATTATCAATATTCAAATTAAGCGCGTCTACATACATCCATATAAATTACATATAATATTAAGATAACATAATCTTTATATTAAATATTTTCAGGAGCAAAAGAGTAATATAAAGATTATATAATACACATATTTAACTTCCCAATCTATATGATTAAAACTAACTGGGATAAATTAGAGGAGGTTTTTCCAGATATTATAAATAATAATAGAAGATATAATTTAATATTAGAAAATATATTGCTATCATCTAATAATAAACTATTATATACTCCAATTGGTTTTCCTATAGATAGTTATCTAAACACATTATTAATAAAACTATTTAATATTACAGCACCTTTTAATAAGTCAGAGCATATATGGGAGAAAAGTATAATATATGTTGAAAACCAGCATTATATAGATATAGATCTTATGAATCCTGAGAATATCAAAAACATTGAGAAAATAACATCTTTCTTGCTTCATATTATTAGTTCTAAAAATGTTAAAATGAAAAAGCATTATATTGTAATAAAACACATAGATCTATTATCATCAATATTTTGTGATTTTAAAATAATTTTTGAAAAATACTCGCATAATGTGGTATTCATTTGTACAACACATTATATTACAAAACTTGAAACACCTATAAGGAGTCGTTTTAGCACTTTTAGAGTACCCCTATTTACTTTTGAAGAAATACAAGATATATTCAGTAATTATTTAAATATATCTATGAATGATTATTTATTAGAAACAAAACCACGAAACATTATTAAAGCTATATTTATAGCTGAAATAGAAAGACATCCATTAGCAGAAGAAGTATTGACAAAAGAGTTTGTAGAATTTAATTTTCCACCGTTTGTTGATTTTATTAAAGATTATAATATAAATAAAAATAACTTAGATGATATACGCGGTCTTTCTTATAAATGCTGTCAATATAATGTATCAATATTACAAATTACCCAAGATTTTATTAAACTCATTGACTATGGTACATATTATATTAATATTAAGAGAGGTGCTTTAATAGCCAATGCTGCCAATGCTACTAATATTGATATTATTAAAAAAGAATTAAAATGTGAAATAATAAAAATAGGAATGTCTATTGACTATTTGCTATCGCAAACAAATAAATGTAAAGAACCCTTATATATTGAAAATTTACTTTGTCAACTTCTATTATAGTTTTGCATTTTAATCTACAGGTTCATCTACAACATCATTTATTATATTTTTATTTGTTCCATACATTGATATATATTTTTCATTAATTATAATGTCCTCCTTATCAAAGGTGAAATTTTTATAAATAATATTTGATGCAATAAATCTATCACATAGATAATTCTTGTCATATATAATAGACCAATAAATTGCTTTAATATATTTTAGATATTTTTCAAGACAAGTATTATATAATTGGGCACCTCCAATAATATAACAACTCTCTATAATAGGATCATTATCTATATATATCAATGCATCATCTATAGTTTTAAAAACACGAACATCATCCATTCCGGATATTTCTTTCTCAATTTTTTCGTAATCATTATGCGATATGATTATATTTATTCGGTCTTTTAATGGTGCCTTAGGAAGAGAATACCAAGTATTTTTTCCCATTATAATACAGTTCTTTGTATTCTTACAAAGACAATTCAAAGTTATATTTCTAAAATATTTCAATTCTTCTGGGATATTCCAACATAACTTATTTTCAAATCCTATCCCATATTCTAATGTTGAAGCAACAATAATACTTAAATTTTTGTTCATCCCTAAATATTTTAAATTTTTATCAATTATATATTATTATTATATTACATTTATATATTACATCTCTTGATAGGTATCATTCATTATTTTAAAAACACGACCCTTGTATTCTTCTATTGTTTCTCCTTCAGCATATTCAACCATATCGCATACTTTTATATTAATATTGTAATCTTTTACCAAGAACAACTTTAAACATGAATGAAGCATTGATTCTCCATTATCGTGGTTATAATGCAGAGATTCGTCTTCATATTTAATTACAATAGGTAGTATAGGATATTTATGAACAAATGCACCATTGCTTGTAAACTCTGTAATATTGCCAGGGATAGATGATGTATTCCCAGAGCCAGGTGCAATAAATAATACCTTGTCGCCCGATTTGCGGTTATCAACACGATCTTTTATTTTCTTGCTTGTAAGTCCCTTTTCTACAAATATATTTCCAAGCAAATCATTAATCTTATCTGTATATCCTATTACAGAATATATTATAACTTTGAGTATTAAATAGGATGAACGAGGAAATGTACTAATTAATACAAATCCGTCAACAAGTGTTGTGTGATTAAATGTAGATATAAACTTCTTATCGCTATACAGATATTCCATATATTTTACTAAATCCTCTTTTGATATATTTATATTGAAAGAAAGCAGGTACATAAAAGTTTTGGCAAACCATAGAATTCCACAAATAATATTACTTTCATTTGTCAGGGGCTGTAAAACATGTATTGAGATAATCATCATAATCATAAATAATATAAATCTGAAAGGCATTGTAATATATGTTAAAAATGTTAATAATAAAGAAAACATTAAATTATTTAATATATCTTAATAATTTTAACATATAAATATAATCGCACACAAATACTATATGTAATAATGTAATAATGTATATATAATCTTGTAATATTGTAATGGACTGGGTATATTTAGCAATAGTACATAGTATTATTGTTGCATTTTTAATATTATACAAAAAATATGACAATACACCATATTTTATATTCCCCCTAATTATAAATATAATTGTAGGCATATTTAGTATAATATTTTTTGTTTATTATTACAAGAAGTATTTTACTGTAGAATTTGTAAAACCAAAATATTATATCTATTCATTGATTGTCCTATTTATAACCTTACTTGGTTATTACATTATAAAAGTCTGTCCAAATCCAGCTTACTTTAGAATATTTGTATCTTTACAAATAATAGTTATGTTATTATTTATTATATATTATAAAAAAGATTACAATATATCTGTTCAAACTATTATAGGTTTGATTTGTGGTTGTATATCAATCACTCTAATATCATTAGATAAGAATAATCATTGATTACTGATATAATCATTTCACATTGAAGCTTTCGCCGCAACCACAAAATCCCTTAGCATTTGGATTAATAAATGTAAATTCACTTGTAAGCTCATTATCTTTCCAATCCATCACTGAGCCAACTATTGCAAATACTGCACGAGGATCTATATATATGCATATTTTATCTGAAATAGTAATAATATCATCTTTTGAGACTAATTTGTGCCCTTCTTCGTCATCTTGTACATATTTCATAGTATAATTTAAGCCATTGCAGCCGCGCTTGTTAATACCTATGCGTATCCCGAGGGGATGCGGTGTTTTCAATAAAGAAAACATTGTGGCTATTCTTAAAGAGGCTTTGGGTGATACTGTTAAAATTGCCTTTATAGGTTGAAATGTAGAAAATAACTTTTTATTACAATAAAATATCCAAATATTTTTTAACATTACCTACTTATATAAAAAACACTTATTATAATATAATGGAGTGGATATATTTAGCTATCATACATAGTTTTTTGGTGGTCACTTTAATATATGTTATTAGATATGATACAACACCATATTTTATTTTCCCTATAATTGTAAATATTATTGTAGGTATACTTAGTATAATATATTTTACCTGCTATTACAAGGAAGAATTTACATGTGAATTTGCAAATCCCATATATTATTTATATTCTTTAATCTTCCTTGCAATAACAATGTTAAGCTTCTATATAATTAAGAATTGTCCTAATCCTGCATATTTTAGAATATTTGTAGCTCTTGAAATTATTCTATTATTGCTTATAACAATATATGTAAATAAAATATATTATATATCTTTGCAAACTATGATAGGGATACTTTGCGGTTGTGCTTCTATTATATTGATATCATTAGATAAGCATATAATAATATAAAAAATGATTTTAAATTAATAAACTAATAATAAACTAATAATAATGGAAAATAATAATATTGCTGAGGATGAAATTGATTATACAAAAAAAACTGTAAATGAATTAAAATTACTTTGTAAAGAACGCCATATAATAGGAATAAGCAAGAAGATTAAAGCAGATTTAATTGAATTGCTTAAAACTCCAATAAATACTGTTCAAGACACTGAAAATGTTCAAGAAGAAATTATACTACGCCAAGATATAATACAAGGAGATACAATAAAAATATTACCAACATTTGAAACAGAAACAGCGCAAATTATTATCGCAGACCCGCCTTATAATATAGGAAAAGATTTTGGAAATGATAGCGATAAGCAACCAATTGATGAATATTTGCTATGGTGCGAAATATGGATAAAAGAGTGTTTGCGTATTCTTAAATCTAATGGCACTATGTTTATCTTTGGTTTTAGCGAGAACCTTGCACTTATACTTTCAAAAATACCATATAATATTAATCGCAGATGGATTATATGGCATTATACTAACAAAAATATGCCACATCTTAAATTTTGGCAGAGATCACATGAAAGTATTATTGTATTATGGAAGAATGACAAAGTATTTCACAGAGATGAAATACGCGAATCATATACTGACGGGTTTCTTAATGGCGCTGCAGGTAAAGAGCGAAAGGCAACAAAAGGTCGCTTCTCAAAAGGTGATAAAATAACCACATACACTGCGCATGAAAAAGGAGCATTACCAAGAGATGTAATAAAAATACCTGCACTTGCAGGAGGCGCAGGTATGAATGAAAGAGTAAATCATCCAACACAAAAACCATTAGCTTTATGCGATAAGCTCATTAAATCATGCAAGCAATCAGCAACAGATGGATATGTTCTTGTACCTTTTGCAGGGTCTGGAAGTGAATGTTTAGCAGCAAAAAACAATAACTTGCCATTTGTTGGTATTGAATTGAATGCTGAATACATAAAAATAATCAATGATAGGTTAAATATAAAAATAACAGATAATATAACAGATAATATGTAATTATATATTCATATCGTTGAGTTGGATGTAGTTGTACTTCCTGCCACGGTTTACGATAGAAGAGCCTACTATAAACCCCTTTAATTCTTCAGTAATAGCAACATTCATCCACAATTGCGACGACATACTAAATGATATGGACATACTTGAGCCATTTTGCTGGTCTGTTTCCCAGCCTGTAATTGCATCTTTGTTTTTTCCTGTCTTTCCAATTTTAGGACGCCAATTATAGCATGCGGGATTGAGAGCTGGAAAATCGCTTGGGATAAGATACCAATCATATAGAATTTGATGCATTCTATCTTCTCTAACTATGATGGAATAGAAGCCAAAATTCTTGCGATTGTTAATTTCAGCAATAATAGCCGGCATATTACCTGGTGCTTTATCGCTACATACTGTTGTAAGCCTATAAGAGCTTATTTTGAATGAACTGTTGCCCTTCTCATATTGCGTAGATTTATTAGAAAAGCTACCAAGTGTGCAATGCAAATCTGCACCTGGCTTATGAGATCCGTTGCTTTGTGTGTTGACAGTGCACCCCGATGCATTAAGAACGATCGCGTTAATATCTTCCCACGGCGTTTCCTTAATAGGATCGTCGTTGATTAGATGGTATCCATTGACACATTTGGTAAAGTTTGCTCCCAGACTTGTGAGAATATCTTTGGTAATGTGCGAGATTGAGATAGCGGTCATCGTATCGTTCCTTGTATATAAGGAAATTAAATAATTAAATCAATTTTAGTATAAATTTAAGTAAAATAGAACATATTAAATATGGTTTTTATACATTAGGGTTGAATACTTAGGAATGTCAAAATTATAATATTCTTTTTTTGCGTACCTTTTGTCTTTTATCCATATTCTAACAATATAATAAAACTTCTTAGGACTTATAGAAATACCATTAATATTGTAAATAATATTCTCATCATTATTATTTGCAAAGTTTTCGCCAATAATATTAGCACATAAATCAAAGAATTTATTTTCAAGTTCGTCTGCCATTATTTTAAATGAGAAGCAGCCACCCTTAATGTTTAATTCATCTTCGTAGCGAGGCATTATATCCAGTCTCATAATAAAGAACATTCCTTTCTTAAACAATTCTTTAAAAGCCTTAAAATAATTTATATAATCGTCAACACTTGATATTACACCAAGCATCTTATAACTCTTATCATCCCAATTATTATCATATGGATCGTGAAAATACATATTCCACGAATCATTTAAAAATACTTTAGAATCAATGGTATCCCCTGATTCAGTGGTATTACTTAGTTCATTATGCATTTATATGAAATATATATAATATTCTTTATATAAAAAGATATAATAATTATATATTAATATCATACTATGTCAATTCTTGTAACAGGTGGATGCGGATTTATTGGATCTAACTATATTAATTCATTGCTAAGAACCAATCTATTTAATAATAGTAGTTTTGAGTATGTAATAAATATTGACAAATTAGATTATTGCTCATCTGTAAATAATGTTGAAGATGTTGAAGGTATATGCAGTAAATACATATTTATAAAGGGTAGCGTTTGTGATAAAGAGTTGCTGCGATCCATATTTATTAAATATAATATAGAATATGTAGTGCATTTTGCAGCACAAACACATGTAGATAACTCGTTTGACAATTCTATAAATTATACTGTTGATAATATTTTAGGTACACATCAGCTTATAGAATGTTGCAGGTTATATGGGAATATTAAAAAATTTGTTCATATGTCAACGGATGAAGTATATGGAGAACTAACAATTAATTGCGAGGATAGTATTGAAAGCTCGTTATTGAATCCTACAAATCCTTATGCGGCTACAAAAGCAGGTGCAGAGTTTATTGTAAGGTCATATTATTATTCATATAATATGCCTGTTGTAATTATTAGATGCAATAATGTATATGGTGCAAGACAATATCCCGAAAAAATAATACCTAAGTTTATTACGCTACTTAAAGAAAACAAGAAATTAACTATTCATGGTACTGGATTAACGAGGAGAAACTTTATATATATTGATGATGTTGTTAGTGCCATTAATATAATTGTTGCATCAGGGATTAATAATAATGTATATAATATTGGGTCAACGGATGAATATAATGTTATTGAAATTGCAAAAATTTTATTAAAAACTATAAAGGGTGATGACGAAAAAATAGAGGATTGGGTGGAATATACTAAGGATAGAAACTTTAATGATTTTAGATATGCAATAGATGCGAGTAAATTAAATAATATTGGATGGAATAAAAAAATAAATTTTAATGAAGGAATGAAAAGAACTATTGAATGGTATATGAATAATTATAAAAACTGATAAATTATATAATATATAATATATTGACACTTCAAAATGCCTCAATGTATTCTTAATAACACAGTGAACTCTTACGATTCATGTGATTATGATGATTATGAACCTGAATATGATGAAAATGATTATACATATACTTACACATATACTTATGAATATGCATACACTTACTATAACAAAAATTTATTCTAAAAATAAAAAATGATATAACTAATAGTCTATAAGATATTATAAATAGCATAATGCAAGGTATTATAAGTTTTTCAGATAGAGTTGCCTTTAATATTAAAAGTAATGATCATAAGGATATTATATTAGACCAGTTAAAAAGTCTTTATAATATTAAAATCCTACAAAGGCATCACCATAATCTGGATAATAACAATGTTAATTTTATATTATCTAATCACCTTATGAACTTGCGTTCTAATGGTAATAGATATTATCTTTATTTCACGCTCTATAATAATATAGAGACTATGTATTTTATAGATAAAAAAATTCACCCAGGATATCAGCGTCCGCGAATTATTTTTGGGAGAGGATTATTTGATAAAAAACTTTTTAAAAACACATTGCTTGATGGTGAAATGGTTAAATGCAAAGATAATAGTTGGGCATTTCTTATAAATGATATTGTATGCTATGAGGGCAAATATTTAAATAAGGTAATGCTACCTGATAGATTAAAGATTATCTATAATCTTCTTGAATATCAATATACACCTGATGAAACTATAGATGTTTGTAAGTACAAAGTAAAAAGTTACTTTCATATGTACAAAGAATCTATAGAAACTATTATGGAATTATCAAGTAATCTAAATTATACTTGCCGTGGCATATATATTTATCCTTATGATTTAAAATATAAACCTAAATTATATAACTTTGATGAAAGCTCAGTTATTAATGTAGTTAGAAAAACAAAGGACATTACCGAATTTAAAAGTATGGAGATTGAGAAGACTGATAAGGTGTGTACAAAGGATGCATGCAATGAGATAGCTGCGGCTGCACCTACTGCTGCGACTGCTGCGATTTCTCCAAGTATAAATGTATTAAATAATGAAGAAAGGATGTTATATATTGTTAAAACAAATGAACCGGATATATATAATGTATATGATAATGAGGATGTTCTTAATAAACCAAGCATCGGTATTGCTTTAGTTCAAACACTTGCCGATAGCAAATTGCTAAGAAATGAATTTCGCGATAAAAATGCAATAACTAACATCAAGTTTGTATGCGTATTTGTAGAAAAGTTTAAAAAATGGCGAGCATTGCGTTCGGTATAATAATATAGTATATAATATACATATATTTCTAAATTATTATAAAAATTGATATATTTTATTTTTTTATTTTATAAAATATATAAAATAAATGTATAATAACATATATCATTTGAGAACAAAGCCAACACAATTTGCACCAGGTAAAACAGAAGAAACATTACTTGACATATCTAAAAGATATCTAATAAATTCTTTATCACAAGATGATCACTTATTAGAAATTGTATTTACTAACAACAGTCTTGCAGAAACAGAGCAGTGGAAGTATCGTGCAAATAGTACATTTTCAAATAGTAATGGAATCACTATAGATATCTTATCAAGCAAGAGTGTTAATAATAAGATTGAAGAATATATTTACAAATTATTAACGGCTGAAACAAAAGCTGAACTGCCTAATATTTTAATTATTTGTACCCATAAAAAAAGAATAGAGGACATTATAAAATTAATACAAACATTTGCAAATAGATCATATTTAAACGACCCATCAGGAAAAATTAAATTTCATATATCTATTGATGAACCAGATGCTAACTTAGGAAAAGTAAAGAATTTAATTAAAGGGATTAGTAAGCATGTTGAATCAGGTTTAATTACAGGCATTTTGTTTATTACTGCAACACCAGATGAAGATTTTTGGAAAATGTTATCAAAATCAAAAATTCATACATTGTTAAATATGAATAAAGATAGTATTAATAAGTTTGATGATGATTATGAAAAATATAGGGGATTTGAAGATCATACTAAAATAGAACATAATAATGATACCAAAAATCCATTAGATTATATCAAGGATGTTTTTGATAAAAAGTTAATTAATGTAAATAAAAGGAACATTATATTTTCTCCTGGACATCAATGTAAGGATAAAGATGGTGTAGGAAGTCATCGTGAAATTATTGAATTTTATAATAAGAAGGGGTATTGCGTATTTTGTATGAACTCTGATTTTAAGGGTTTTATAAATCCTGATAATAGCAGAATTGACTTACAAAAGTTCAATAGTGATAATAATATTATTGGGGAGTTAAGACATAGTCTTAAAAAATGGAATGAATTAAATCCTAATATGAACTTGGCAATAACAGGGTTTATGGTTATTGAAAGAGGCATTACATTTAATACTGATGGTTTTTGTTTTACTGAAATTATATTATCTAATTATCATATGTCAAAAGAAAATAGGTTAATTCAACTTATAGGAAGAGGGACGGGTGGTAAACAATATGTTAAGAAGATGACTGTTATCTGTACAACATTAATAAAAAATAATATAACTAATTACTATAATAATTTAAATGAGGTTTGTCTTCTAAATCCCGAACATTTTAATAAAGCTGATTTTACAAATGACACAACCAAAACTATTCCTGTAAAATTTACAATAGAAGATAGCAGCCTGCTAAATAAGATTATTGAAATAAGTACAAAGGGTGGAAAAGATAAAAACAAAAATATTGAAAAATGTTTGAAAGAAGGAATTCAAGAAAACAAAATAACTATTGAAGACCAAAATAATATTAGAAAATTAGACATTTTTACAAGAAGACTTAATACCGTGCGAATGTATATAAATGGACAAAATAAAGAAGCTCGTAGATTTAAGAGTTTTAATGATGCATTTATTACAGAATCAACAATAGCACAACAAGGTGATGCTACACAATATAATATTGATTTTGCAAAAGATGAATTTGTTCAGGGTGAATTTATACAACCCCTTAATGTATTTTGGGTTACATATAGATGTTGAATATTACTTATTATTTATTACTTTTGTTAATAATTTATAATTTATTTTTATAATATATCTATAAAATAAAAATGGAGAATACTTTGAGAAATTATTTACATAGAACAAAAGATGATTGGAATTATATAACACCTATTGATTTTTACAATAAATATTATGTAAAAAATAAAGGAAAAGATTATTATTTAATAGATTTGCGAAGCAGCGCAGAATATAAAAAAGGGCATATCAAAGGCTCTAAAAATATATATTGGTTAAATATATTAGATAAAAAAAACTTGAAGAAAATACCTAAGAATAAACCTGTTTTTTTAATTTGCTATGTAGGACATACAAGTAGCCAAATATTAACTTTGCTAAAACTACTGGGATATAATATAATATCCATAAAATATGGTTATGGAATATCACCAATTAAAAATATACCTATTGCCGGTTGGTTAGATTATGGATTGCCTATTGTAAGAAGTAATGTAAAGTAATGCAAATAACTTAAATTAGTTAAATTATATTTAATTCTTTTTTAATATCATCATCTGTCAACTTTGTTTTTCCTTCATATTTATAAGCTAATTTTTCTTCTAATAATATATCTGAAAAACTTTTTGTGGTATCCTTATCTTTGTAAATATTTGCTAAAACCCTGCCATATTTATCCTTATCATCGCATTCAACCCATACTAAATAAACATCAGCTTCTAATATTTTTTTAATGTCATTTTTAGTATTTACTTTACTATTTGTTACTAACTCAAATAATCTATCTCTTGCTTTTATTGCAGTATCTTGTAAAGTCTTGTCCTTACTTCTAATTTCGCAAGTATCAATACCATTTAATCTTGCTGAAAATTTATAGTAAGAACCAAAAGTAGGTAATATAACCTTGATTGTATCACCATCATAAATATCAACTAATCTCCCATAAGTTTTCAATCCTGATATAGATAGTTCGGGTGTTGAACCTCCAAATTGTCTAAAGTCTTCTTTGCTCATTTTTATATATCTAAATAAGGAATTACTTAAATCAATTTTTAAATACAAAAAATAAAAACATAAAAATATATACACACATAATATATATATCTAATTTTAATTTATCTACTTAATATGCTGTGGAATGACTCGCGTATGATTTCAAGGGAATGGGTACTCCCCTAAAATCATAGTCGGGTAAGTTATCTGTACACCACTTGTACAGCTTAGGGTAAATACCGTCTTTGCTCTTGACAGATATATACTTTCCCATATTCAGCGGGTTTCTAACACGACCCTTGTCGTCTGCACCGCACCTTTTAAGCTCATCTAACCACGCGATATATGCGATATTGCTGATATTTATATCAAGGATAAGACTAATTACTCTGCATCTTTTAGTTGACTCGGGAATTGGTATTCCTCTGAAATCATAGCCGACTAAGTTATCAATGCACCAATTATATAGCTTTGAGTAAATACCTTGTTTGCACCTGGTATCTATGCGTCTTCCAATACACATAGGATTTCTAACACGACCCTTATTGTCAGTACCGCACCTTTTAATCTCATCTAACCACGCTGTATATACGATGTTCCTGATCCTAATTTCATTGTTAACATCATAAGGAGCGATACGCATCATTATTGAGACTGGTTTGGTTGTTGAACTTACTGGCTTGTTAGCTGGTAGGTTGTTTGCGATTTGTTGAACTTGTTGAACTTACTGGCTTGTTAGCTGGTAGGTTGTTTGCGATTTGTTGAACTTGTTGCTGTTTGCAGTTGGTGCTTGAACTAACTAAGATTAAAAATTATCAATTTTTACAAATAAAAAGAATTAATGGGACATATTCATCCTACTTCATAATAGCGCTTAGTGATGCTCCTGATTTATAATTAGATAGTTCAAAATCTTCGTAAACAAGGTTTTCTATCCATTTTATTTTTACATCTATTGAAGACTTAATATCAGGAGCATCTTTTTTTATAATAACTTTTGGGAAATCATATAATTCGCTATCTATCTGTTTATTTACTTGCGGCGTATGTTCCTCATATATGTGAGCATCGCAAATAGATAAACAAACTTCATGAGCTGGTATATACAAGATATGTGCTAATATTTGAGTTAGTAGTGCAGTACTTGCAATATTAAAAGGTAATCCTAAAAATAAATCGGAACTTCTCAAAGTCATATGACATGACAAACCTTTAGAACTCTTATTAAATATATACAGAATATGGCAAGGTGGTAGCGCCATCTTCTTAAGGTCTACAGGGTTCCATGCAGATAATACAGCGCGTCTACTATTAGTATCTTTTGATAACTCTCCTAATACATATTTTATCTGATCTACACCTTTATTATATGTATCGCTATAAGTGTCTGTATCTGTGTCAGTATATGTATAGGTACTACTATCTGTATCAGTGTCAGTAGCTGCATCAGCGTCATTATCGTTACTATCGTTACTATCGTTTATATCATTATAAATGTCCTCTTCAGTTTCTTCGTTATAATAGTCATTATATTCCTCTCTATTTACCTCGTACTCTTTACCAAACTTTCTCCACTGCCAGCCATAGACGGGACCTAATTCGCCTTCTGGATAATCTAAACCAATGCTATCTAAGTATTCTCGCGTTGAGTTTCCGTCCCATATATGTATCTTTTTTGTTTTTAGTTCATTTGCATTTGTTGAACCTCTTAAAAACCATAGAAGTTCTTCTACAATACCACGAAAAAATACCTTCTTTGAAGTAATTAAAGGAAATGCTGTAGAAATATTTTTAAAATGTATCATACATCCAAATATGGATATAACATTTCCATTACGCGTTAGTTTATTCTCACCATTTACCAGTGTATCCTTTAATAATCTTATATATCCATTCTCTCCATTATAATACATCACTTTAATATAATACTATTATATATTTATATCATTTTTGAAAATATATACAATTCTTAAACACATTTTCATTGCAATATTTAGAAATTAACAGCAAATTATTATTATTGAGGAATTTATAGTTACGAAAGTTACTGTTCATACATATACAATCATCTCCGCAAATTGAACAAAAATTTGCTTTATTTTTTTGTACTACAGTTCCTCTCATAGATGCTCCAGCTACAGCAGATGTAACTACCTTATTATTTAATAAGAAATCTCTATACATCAATAAATGATGATGATCCATAATTACTTTATTTCTAATATTATTCATTTTTCTTTATTATTATATATAATTATTTTTTATATAAAAATAATAAAATTTGATAGTTAGTGTAGAGGTTAGGATAACATAAACCTTGACAATGTATTACAAAATAATCCTGAATAACAATGCAAACAATATTGCTAAAAATATATATGGAAAGATTAAACAAATTAAGAGTGAAAATAGAGATTGGCTTATTAATAGCACAAACGGGTATATTTTCAATCACTTAGAATTGCCCTTATATAGCAAAGAAGATTTAGAAGAGGTTATATATGAATATGGAATTCAAAAAGCAATTGAGAGATTTATATTAAATAAAAAACATTATGATATTATTATAAATCTTGTTGACAATGATGAAACCAAGATATATATAGGAATTACTTATTATATTATTTGCGAATATTTTGAGTTCATGTCATTTGAAGAATAAATCTTTATGGTTATTACTGACACTTTTCATTATTGTTTCCACTTTTTACCACAAATTAAACAATTCATAAACAATGTAGAAGCTTCATCACCAGAGCGGGTCTGTAATTCATAATAACTGACCTTCTTACTTTTGCAACGAGAACATTTAATCATATCAGACATAGCAACTAACTTAATCTCATATGCTGCTTTTAGACGCAATTGATTACGCTCATCAATCTCTTTCCATCTCTCGGGAAAGATATCTTTACATTGCATATATGGGAGCATATGCGGATGGAATTCTTTTTTATTAATCATTCTGTCATATAGCTTATCATTTCCTATATAACTATCTTTTTTAATATTAGAATAAATACTTCTTGCGATATTAGAATATATTTCTAAAAACATTTGGCATTTCCAAGATAATTGTACTTTAGAATTATTAGCATAATCAATGGTTGCATTGAATATCCCTATCTCTAAATCATTTACTTCTAATTCTGATATATGCAAATTAGTCATAAGCAACTCTTTGAAATCTTCGCGTATCTTGTGTTTATTATATCTATTAACAGTGTCTACAGCATTCTTATTTTCCTCATTTAGTTTTTTGAATTTTTCAACCTCTGTATTTAAATCATAGTATATATATTCAGTAGTCATATTCAAATTGTTATACTAACTATGTAATATTTTATATCATTTTTTATTATATACATCAAAAATTGATATAATTATATAAATGATATAACAATAATAACTATTATTGCGATATGAATATAATAAATTTAATTGATTTTATAACAGATGATGTTAATATTATAGAGATATTCTTCTGTAAAGATATTACCGCGAATGCAGCGAATGCAGCGAATGCAGTAGATGTTAATATAAACAGTGATATTGAAAGTATTATTGAAAAGAAATACAAGAAATATAAGGAGGAGAAATATAAATCATACCATTATAAAGACAAGGTATATACTTATGAATTATCTAATGACAATCAATATGTGATATCTAAAATAATGATTATATCTAAACATGATAATTGTAAATCAAATAAGTCAAGTGTACTTATATTATCTTATAAGATTGATAAGTTTCCTCAATATATTTTTCCGTGCACTAACGATATTGATAATATCTCAACATATACAATTAAGGAATTTAAAATAAATAATAGGATATCTTTAATGATACGGTATGATTATTTAAATGGAGATGACACAAATATTCTATCAAAATCATTCTATATTGAATATAGACATTCACCTAATGTAGAGATTGACAAGATCAATGAATATATTAATAACCTGGTGGCTACATATATAAACTGCTAACATATGCATAAGCAAGCATATATTTAATATTTATTTTTCTTTTATAATTATTTAAAAAATTGATAGATAAACTTTAAAAACTTATTTATAATAAGGTTAAATAAAGTTAATAAAATTAATATAATAATGATGATGACCTCTTCAGCTCCTACTATTAATTTTGCGGATTTCTCGGTATTTGCAGATATGTATAATGATACAGGAGAAAAATGGAATATCTGTAATGATGAAAATAATAACTATCCAGATTACGATGATGCTTTAAAAGATTACTACGATGCTTATTGCACTTATCTTGTATCACGCAAATATGACACCGATGCAATTAAAACATATCGCAAGAATGCCATTATTGACTTCTATATCACACAAAATAATTTTGACAATTCGTTAAGAAAAGACTTAGATAATTATTATATTGAGAACATTCAAGATACATTCAATAAAAAATTAGAGCCACCTCCTTGTTTCTTCCATCAAGTCCGTATGGAACAGAAAAGTGAAGAAGCTCGTGAAAAATGGGATATTGAAACAGATGATGTTGCACAGCATTATATTAATCTAAGAAATATGTACAAGACCGCGTATGAAGAAATGAATAATACAACAACTAATAATATATATAATGATAATATGATTGTACAATCCGAACATGAAGATACAGAAAGCAATTATGATAAATACGGAGATTATTATGACGAATACTATAATATGTATGATAGTGACTATTATACAGATTACGAATATTACAGCGATACCTATTCCGATGATTATGAAAACTATGATATTTAATGCAATTTAATCCAATTTAATGCAATTTAATGCAATTTAATGTATTGTATGTATAACCTATATAATTTACTAACAAACCTATATAACTTATTTTTTATATTTATAATGAAAAATTAAAAAATTATATAAACAAATGATAATATATGTAATCATAAAGTAATAAATAATGCCTACGCCATCTAAAAAACAACCTACCTCAACTACTCCTTCCGTTTCACAAGAAGCTCCTGCTGTTGATCTTCAAGCGAAAAAGAAAAAACCGGTAGCTGTTTCTTCTGCTGCATCCAGTACCACAGTGGCTCCAGTTGCCTCTTCAACAACATCAGTATCACAAGTTCCTGTTGTACTACCTCATGTAGTTCCGGCTACGCCTGCGACAACTGTCTCGTCTGTAGATTCAACAACTGTGCTTCCTGTTACTGAAGCAGTACCTGATAATGTTCTATCAAGCATTATTGACAAGGTAAATTCATTGTCTTCTTATATTAAGGAAATTCAAGCAAGTCTCAAAGTGTTGAGCAAGGAATATGATAAGCAACAGAAGATCATTGAGAAGGCACAAAAGAAGCGACAGAATGCTAAGAACTCGCCTTCTGGGTTTGCCAAGCCTAATAAAATCTCAGATGAACTCTGTGATTTCATTGGTGTTCCCCATGGAACTGAGAAATCGCGTACTGATATTACCAGACTAATCAATGCATATGTTAAGGAACATAACCTAAATAAGCCTGAGAATAAGCGTTTTATTCTACCGGATACTAAACTTAAGAAAATTCTAAATGTTGGTGATAGTGAGGAAATTAATTATTTCATTCTTCAAAAACTAATCTCTCATCATTTTCCCGCAAGTGCAAGCAAAACTGCAGCAAAGGCTGTAGTATAAATAAAAGGATGATTGGATTTACCTTTTATTAAATTATTTTTTTACTTAATACTAATAATATTCAAAAATAAAAATAATCAATATTAAGCAGGAAGCCGTATATAGTATTTATGAATACACAAAATATACCAAAACAAAATAATATTGATTATTTAAAAGATCTCAAAGATGTTAATAAGGAAATAGATAAGATATATAAGAAATTATCTAAAGATGAACCTTTTGCAGATATATTAGAGAATATCAAGACCGATTTTATAAAAAATAATATTGCTATTATTCAAGAAAATTTATCAAAGTCAAATTTAACAAATTACAAGGATTTTAATGGAAAAATAATAAAAATGTTAGAGATTTTAAAAAAATTATTAATTGGATACACATCTTACAAAGATAATTCGGCAGAAAATGAAGTGGCTGTTACAGCAATAAATTTAGAAATAAATGATAAAAAAATAATAGTAAATACACCTACAGATGCAGAAAAAGCAAAAAATCCACAAGCAACCACAAGTTATCAACGAATATCTCGCGATGAACTGAACAAAATAATAGATAATAATGAAAAATTTTTTAAAATCAAGGTAAGCAGCCATCCAAAAGATGCAACTATTATAAAAAATATATGTATGTTTAATTATTATCTTGATATTTTTGAAAAGAATGATAAGTATGGTATTGATTTAGATAAGAAAATTAAGGATCTCAATGATAGTATTGCAAGTTTGATAAAAAGTGGTGCAGAAAAGAGAAGTACTACTACTAATGGTAATGAAGATTATAATACATTGAACAGAGAAAAGGACGAAGTCAAAAAATATAATGAGGATAATAAAAAGATATACAAGGAATTATTTGATTATATCCAATTAGCTACATTTGATATTTTTGAAAATCTTAGTGATACTGCAGAAGAAGCTGAAAAAATTGAGAAAACTCAAGGAAAAGATAAAACAGATAACAAAACATATATAGAAAATTTTAAAAACGAAATTTATTATGAAATCATAAATATAAATAATTTTCAAGTTAATGACGACTATGCAAAACTAAAAGAAAACAGCAATGAGAAAATAGATTTAGATTTAAGAAAAAAAACATTAGCAGATATGAAGGATTTATTAGACAAACAATTAAATAAATTACATGTGGTAATTGAATATCTAATATCTGCTAAAAAGGAAGAATATTCAGCAGAAATAATAGATATACGAAAAACATTTAAAGATTATAGTAAAGAAAAAGAATACAAAGATTCAATATTAACACTAATTGTTAATGAAGAGACAGAGGTTAATAAGCTGTTGACAAGAAATTCAGATGATAAAAAAAGATTAGAAACCTTGTCCAAACAACAGCGTGGTGGTGAAAAGAAAAGTAATAAATATTACGAAGAAAAATATACAGACATCAAAGTGTTGAATAATAAGATTGCTAATTTTATTAAAAAAATCAAAGAAGTTGAAGGAATAGAGGACAGCTCTGACCCATTTGAAAAAAAAAACACAACAATGTTTGGTGATGCAAGTGAAGGTGTTACATCTATCTATAAAAATATTTGGAATGACTATGTAAAGGATACTAAAAAAACCAAATCAAAAGGTACAACTGTTGAAAATTTAAAGATTGACAACCGATTATACGAGCGTTTTAAGGAGAATGATTTAGACCCTAACGATGTTCTAAAGGTATCTTTTCAAGACAAGGTTATTTTCATTTGTATTATATTAATTATACGAACATTTGCGATAGTTTTTATTGAGTTTTTAATTGAATATAATATAGTAAGTACATTGTATAGAGGTATAGTTGTTTATTTGGTGATATATATATTTCTAATAATATGCTGCGTTTTATTAATTAATTATGATTCATATAAGTTGCGAATACTCGTTAATTATCTTAATTTACATATTAATTCATCAAACATCTTTTTCCATATTCTATTGTTTATCTTATTCATTGGGCTAATATTGATTATTATTAATAATAATGATTTAAACAATATGGATATTGACAATGTATTAAATTACACATATATATATAAATATATATACGAAATTGCTGAAAAATCTAAACCAATGTCTGACTTAATACTATCACAAAAAGAAAAAGTAAAACTACAATATAGATTAGACATTATAACAATGATAATTTTTATATTTTCATCGTTATTAATATTAATTATGTAATTCAGTTACATTCGTTACATTACAGTTCTCCGGGGGTAATATGTTAAAATAATAGAATATTGAGCACCATAATTTAATAGCGACGAATTAATAAAATCTTCTTTAATTAAATTGGTTTCATTCAATATTATTATTTTTCCCATGTCATTATTTACATCAATTACTTTAATATTCACATATTTATTGCCATATGTTTTCAATTGCATATAATCATATTTAGAGACAATATTTAATTTATATTCATCATACTCTAATAAATTTGAATAATCTATGTTTATTTCATACATATTTAATTTTGCATCCGCTTTATTGTCTTTTGGAAGATTATTACGATCATCATAAGACATTAAAATATTATCAATATTTGTTTCAACATTGATGTTATTGTTATCATATGTACTCATTTTATAATCATTTATCTGGCTTATCTTGATATCATCATTGCCCAAATTGAGCTCATTATTAAGATAATCTAAAAACTTAATTTTCCAACTTTTATTTGTCAAATTAATATAGTTATTAATATTATTATCCTTGTTTACTAATTTCCATATATCCCATTTACCAGATGTCTTGCTATACAAAAATGTATACTTAAATGTCTTGTGATTGTCTGTAATGACTAATATTATATAAGGCGTTATATCCTTAATATATTTTGGAAACAATACTTTCAAAGGCTCAATAATATTATTCTGCAGATCTATATTAACTGAAAAAGTTAGTTTATTGCGATTTGGGTTATTTATCCAATCTCTACTAAAACTATTTATGATTAATGTTTTCTTATTAATTTCAGTATTCACATTCGTATTAATAGATGTTAATACTTTCTCCATAATCTCTGGAATTATATTAGCTGCATTAGCTGCATTAGCTGCATTAATGTTTGCATTTGCTACATTATTATCTGTTGATGATATAACAAGATTATTTTCAATATTTGCCAATATTGAATTTGATATGATCCGTTTATGCTCATATTCTTTCACTCTTATTAATAGTTCTTCATTTGTCAATATATCTGTTTTATTATAAATATAGTCTTCATTATAGTTTTGTGTTGCTTGAGCTGCTTGAGCTGCTTGAGCTGCTTGAGATTCTTGAGATGATTGAACTGAATTTGCAGATATCGCAGATATTGCTATATTATTGTCAGGTCTTTCAGTAATATCTATGTTATTATTTGTAGAATTTGCTGCATTGATAGTTTCAAGGTTTTTAATAATATAATCTTTCATTTTTGCCAAAGTTATTGTGTTTAATTCCATTAGTTTTATTGTGTTATTCATCAATATTGCATCTTTACTCATTGATGAAATTATTGTGTTAATTATGCTTATTAATAAGTCGGTTCTTAAAGATAAATTATATTTATCAAGCAACATTTTGTTAGATGCCTGAATTATCAAGTTTCTATTCTTTTCACCCTTAAATTCATCTATTATTGACATTTATATATAACACTTATTTTTTTGTTTAAGTAATTATTTATAATTCTTTAAGTAATTATTTATAATTCTTTAAGTAATTATTTATAATTATTTAAGTAATTATTTAACAACAATATTTCTTTGACGAATATATGCATCAATATTTGGACGATACAAATATTTACGGCTAACATTCATATTATCATCTGTAATATTCTTATCACTCGTAATGCATTTTATAAAATTAGCATCCTTATAAGGATCCGGTAGATTTAATTTTTTATATTTTATAATACTGTTCAGCCACCTTATTTGGTGTGTCATAGAGAACATACCACATTCTGTGTTTTTTTGTTGGTGTCTTACAGTATTAAATGTAATATTAAATTTACTCTTGGGATATATTTTTAGTAACCGCTCTTTTATATTATTTATAAATTTTTTAACATATGCAGGAATAGCAATAGCATTACTATCATAATAATGAGCCCCATAGCATTTATTTTTAGGATCTATTATAATAAATGTAGATGTCCAATGCGATCCCCGTTGATTATGTTTGTCAAGATTGGTTATTAATCCCAAATGTTTGATTTTCCTATTAATATATTTTTTAACATCAAGAGCGCATATTTGACTATATAAACACCTACCAAATTTATCTTCCTCTGAAAAATCAATTGGATACACTCCTAAAAATGCATACTTATATTGTTTACCCTTGTCATATTGAAGCATAACATCCTCAATGTCATAATTACTCAGCCATTCCCTTGAATTTGCATACCATTCAATAGGCATTTCTGGACGCAACTCTTCCTTCTCAATCATTTTAATGATTTCTTTTGTTTTTGCATCACTTGCCATTTTAGATATAGCTCCAGTCCAACACCAATATTGTTTATCGTCACATACTGGCTTGATTTTCTCATTTAATAGCCGTGATAATTTTGAAATTGCATCAGTTTTATTGTATATGATTTTGTCAGTTTTATATTTATTCCAAGTATCTATTAAATATATTAATGATGCTTTTGAAAATATATAGGGATTCTTGGCATTTTTTGGACTATTATATTTTATAGTTTCTTTATTCATTTGTGATATATATTTTCTCTACATAATATACAGAAAGTAATTTCAAATTTAATAAAAATAAAAATGTATAAAAATAAAAATTGATATATATATAAGTATATTAAAATAATAAAACAATGGGCATAAACGAAGATTTGCGTTCATTTATTAACAAATATAAGGTTGAGAAAGGTAAGCCATATACAAATACAAGCATTGGTTATCCTCGTGTCTCTCTATGTGTCCCTAAAGAAACCTATGACGAATTTATTAATATTTATAGTTTAGCACTCACAAATGGTCTACCCTTATATTTCACAGAAAAACCCACAGAGCCCAGTGCGCTCCGTGTTGATATAGATTTCCGTTTTACTATACCTGATGATAAATCAGGCATTTATAATTCCCATGACTCCAATTCATCTTTAAATAGCAAAAAAAAGTATGATCGTGTATATACACTTGAAAATATTTATAATATTGTCAATAATTATTTTAAAATTATAAATCAATACTTAGATGTTCCCGAAGAAGCAAATGTCGCATATGTTATGGAAAAGCCAAAACCCGTAGAGTACCGGAATAAATTAAAGGATGGCTTGCATATCATATTTCCTCATATAATTGTAAATAACAATGTACATCACTTTATTAGACGAAAGATTTTAGATGTCGCCGCAGATATTTTTAAAGGCTTGCCATTATGCAATGATTATGATTCTATTGTTGATAAAGCGATTATAGATGTTAATTGCTGGCAGATGTATGGTTCAAGAAAACCAGATTGCGATACTTATCGGGTCTCAAGTATTTATAGATATATAAATGATGAAACAGCAAATACAGAATACACACTAAACGCGGCGGACGAAATAAATTTTATCAAACTCTTTTCTATGCGTAATTTTTCCAATAATATTCAAAACTTTGTTAAACCTGAATTTGATACCGAGATTAGTCAATACTGTAAGCATATCCTACCTGCAATTGACCAGAAATTAAAAAGTAAATTACAGAGCAACATTTTCGGCAAATCATTAAATATTAATCGCAGTTATATATCTGATGATGAATTTAGTTTTGCTAAAAGTCTCGTAGATTGCTTATCTTCCTCCAGGGCTGATAACTATACTGATTGGATTAACTTAGGATGGGTATTGCGTAATATTGATTATAGGCTTCTTGAAACTTGGGTAGAATTTTCAAAAATTAGCAGTATATATATTGAAGGCGAATGTCAGCAATTATGGGACAAGATGAGAAAAGACAATATGGGAATTGGAACGCTTCGGTGGTGGGCAAAGCAGGATAATTTAGTTAAATATGTTAGTATTCTTGACAAAGCAATTCTACCAAAAATAGACCTGAGTATTGCAAGTGACGGCGCGCATTATGATATTGCTTGTGTAGTTCATTCTATATTTAAGGAAGAATTCAAAGCAATCTCCAAAGATATCTGGTATAAATATGATAAACAAAGACATCGTTGGGTGCGTGCAATTGAAGGATTAGATTTACGAAAAATCCTCAGCACTGATATCTGCAAGAAATTCATGGAGCGTTCAAATTATTTTAATGAATACACTGAAGATCCTACACTAAAAGCAATTAATGACGAGCGTAGTAAGAAATGTCTCAAGATTGCTACGCAATTAAAGAACTCCGGATTTAAAGATGCAATTATGAAAGAATGCCGAACGCTTTTCATTGATGAGAAGTTTGAGGAATTGCTTGATAGCAGATCGCATTTGATTGGGTTTGACAATGGTGTTTATGATTTAAAGATGCATATGTTCCGCGATGGTATGCCAGATGATTACATTCTTCTAAGCACAAAGCAAAATTACATTCAGTATAATAGCGAATTGCCAGAAGTAGCAGAGATTAACGAATTCTTCTCTAAAATATTTACTAATAAAAATTTGAGAAATTATGTATTGGATGTGCTTGCGTGCATTATAGATGGTAGTATTGCTCAAGAGCGTTTCTATATATTCACAGGCCAGGGCAGCAATGGAAAATCACGACTATTAGATTTAATTCAAAAGTCTATTGGTGAATATTATTGTATATTGCCAATTGCCCTCCTCACGCAAAAGCGGGCAGCAAGTAATGCTGCACAAAGTGAATTAGAGCGAACTAAGGGGCGACGATTTGCCGTAATGCAAGAGCCGAGTGAGAATGACAGGCTTAATATTGGACTGATGAAAGAATTGTCGGGACAAGATAGGATATTGGTACGAACGCTATTTAAGGAGCCTTATGAATTCAAGCCGCAATTCAAGATGATTTTGACTTGCAATGAACTTCCAGAAATTCCCAGTGATGATGGTGGAACATGGCGTCGTATCAAAGTTTGCAATTTCTCAAGTAAATTCACAGAGACTCCTGATATCAATAAGCCAACTGAATTCTATATGGATATGGAACTGTCTGATAAATTTGAAAGGTGGAAGGAGGTATTTATTAGTATGCTGATTGACAGACATAAGCATATTAATCCTATGGCAATTCCTGAACCAAGCGAAGTTCGTGTCGCTACAGAGAGTTATAAGCAGAATAATGATATTGTTGGGCAATTTGTTAATGATCGTATCGTGATTGATCCGCAAATTAAAGAGCCTCGTATTACTATTACTAAATTATATACAGATTTCAGGTTATGGAGCATATCTAATGTGGTTAAGGGTAAGAAATGTCCTGACCGCAATCAGCTCAAAGCATATTTAGAAAAACTATTAAATAAGCCTTATGAAACTAAGGGATGGACAGGTATTGGATACAAACAGGATGACGAGGATGATGATGATGAATAGGGTATAGTGTGAATGTATATTGTAGTTTAGGCAATAATCTAAATATGTTATAATTTACTAAAAATATTATAAAAATTGATTTAATTATTTTTATTATTTTTTAACAAACAATCAAGGAAACACATCTTGAAGCATTCTTTGTCATTCTAACAAAATATGAATTCTCGTACAGATTATACAGAGATTGAACATGAAATCACTAATATCTCGCGTATTATAGACAGACAGCAAAAGTCTGTTAATGAATTATCAATGCAACGCAATCATCTCCCTGTTAGATACACTTATGATATTAATAATGATTATGATTTTGAAGAGTTCTTAAAGGAAAAACAAATCAAGCTCATTAAAATTATTAAGCAAAAAATAGAATTAGAGAATAAATTACAAAAAGTTCATGAAGAACGCTATAAAGAGCTTGAAAATTCTAATGCATTGTCTGGTGTTAGCGATGTAATGAAATTAGCATTCCAATATGCTCACCCTATAGATACACGCACAAAGAAATATGCAGTTGAAAAGCGAGAAGCTCCTAAACTTCATAATGCAAGAAGTCATTCACCTGGTCGCCACAGAGAAGAGTATGATAGAATAGATAAAAGAGATAGGTTTGAATTATTTCTGGATTTCCTAACAGACAATCTTAAAATATTAAAATTTATATGCGTAATAGCCTTTATAGTAATACAATTTCTATATATATTAGCTTTCCTTGCATCAATTGTATTTTAGGATAATTAGATATCAGTAGGGTTACTTAGGTATTTAATCCATATTTCTTTAGGGTAGTTAGATTTTTTTAGGTTTAAGAAGAAACCTATTTCTACTGCTTGTTCATAATAAGTTCTATTCTGTGCTAAGAAAGTATCACTATATAAATTATTTATACCTTTCAAAGACAGTAGATGATTAATTTCATTAATATTCTCTATGAATTGTGTAAGGATTTCTTCTGTAATAATTAGATTATTTTTATTCACAGAGTATTTTGATAGAAAGCTTTCTAATATATCCTTGTTAGTATTTAAAAGGTTAAACACTTCCTTTTTATTTATTTTAGGTTGTCTGCTTGTTTCACATTGGTTTGATAATATAAGTCCTTTAAATCTCTTTATGTTGCATAGTTTATTAAGGAACTCTATAACATTAATATCTACAATAATAGGTTCTTTAAAAGGAAGATGGTTATTGATTTTAGTATATAACTCAATACTTTGCTTTACATTGGTAGTCTCGCACTCATCTACTGCATATATCCATACATATACTTTGTAATCACAACTAAAATGCTTGTCATGTACAGTTATATATTTTGATATTGCGCCATGCCTGTGGTTCCCGTTAATTATCTTAATTATCTTATCATCAACTTTGCTCTTTCTGTCATAAATTGCATCAATTGTGAAAGGGATATCATAGCCATCAACTATAGACTCATATAACTCATTTATTTTTTCATTATTTAAATCTCGGTTAAATACAATAGGGCTTGCATATGCCATAAGTTCCCTAAAACTAATCTTTATTAAGTACTTGTCATCATTAATTTTATCAATGATTTTGTCAGTAATATTAAAGTACTGTAAAGATTGCAAAGACTGTAAAGACTGTAAAGACTGTAAAGACTGTAAAGACTGCAATGGAACATTTTGTGTTGGCTCTATATTATGGTTGATGGTCTTAGTATTTAACTTATTGAACTGAATATTAATTCCATCATCATCATTATAGTAGATTGGGGTATTCATAACTGTATGTTGTTGCTATATACAAAGATATTAAGCTATCATTTTTTTATTTTATCTAACTCAAGCAATAGAAAGATATAGGCAAAGAGAGATGATATTATCAAGCCGCATATCTCTATAGCGGTATGGTAAGGGAATTGGTAAGCGTTCATCATCGCGTCACAATTATACTTCTCATTAAAGAAGAGCACGATGATGAACGCAAATAACATTAGCAATATAGGGAGAAGCTGTTTCACGACATCCGGCAATTTAACATTCCATAGCCCAGTAATAAGTATAATAACCCACATATTTATCCCAGAAATTGCATTGTAGACTGTTCCAATGTAATTATATAATATGAAGATGTCAAGAAGTATTGCAGCAAGTATTATAGGAATATTAGGGAGCTTGCCGGTTATAAATGAAATAGCTGTAATTAGAGCGATTATTATTATATATGAGGTTGCGTGAATAATATAGACATGCTGTAAACTATATTCATTTTCATTCCAGAACATATGAGAATATGCATGGTAAGCTTGGAATATAAATAAAGATAGGATAAAAAACTGGATTTCTATATGCTTTGCTTGTGATAATAGATAAAGAAGTATGATACATGACACTATATTTATACTTGCTGAATAGGGCTGGTCAACAATATCTCCTCTAACCTCGCAAGTATTGAAAGGGAATGGCTTGGGTTTTTGCGAAATGTCAGACATTATCTTATTAAATATATTTAATATATTTTCTAATTATTAAATTTTATATAAATTAGAAGATGCAAAAAAATACAAAATTTTTAGAAGATGTTAAAAGAAGAGAGGACTTTGCTATAAATACAAAGGCAAGAGTGTCATTAGCTGTAATAACAAATAAAAATAAATCGCCACCGCAGAAATCGCCACAATTAATGAAATTACAAAGTGTACTTAAAAAAGATAAAACATTTGCGGGAAATGCAAAACTCAGACTTTCTATAGAAGATTATAAGCTAATATGTAAAAATAAAATTCTCAAAAAGATGATGGCAAAAGTGTTAAATACCGATGTAGAAAGCTTAACAGCTATTTGTGAAAAGATTGTAGATAATGTAAATAAATATGTAGATTTATCACTAAAAACAAAAAAAGAAAAAACAAAAGCAAAGACATTGCCTATTAAAGATTTAATGCATTCTTTGCCTCCTAATATGAATGCGGAGACATTAAGATTATTTGATTTACCAGATCATTTAATAGAAAATATAACTCATAATAGTTTAAAATCTCTCTATATATATAAATTAATAAATGGTATACCTGCAGCTAAATTAGATTTTAAATATTTATCAGTAAATCCAAATGCTGTTGATTTTTTAAGCTCACCAGAAAATAAAAATTATATAAATTACTCTCAGTTATCAAAAAATACAGATCCAAAAGCAATTAAATTATTAAAAATAAAAATAAAAGCAAATCCAGACGATATAGATATATCTTGGAATAATTTGTCAGCAAATTCAAGCGCTTTTGAAATATTAAAAGCATATAAGGAAAAAATAGTATATAAAAGTTTATCATATAATACAGATCCGAATGCGATAGAATTATTAAAAGAACGAATAAAAATAAATCCGGATGATATAAATTGGCAAGCATTATCACAAAATCCAAATGCGATAGAATTATTAAAAGCGAATCGCCACAAAATAGATTGGAACCATTTATCCGGTAATGAATGCGCAGAAGCAATTGAATTAATAGAAGAAGAAATAAAGATAAATCCAAAAAATATAAGTTGGGGTAATTTATCAGGTAATTCTATTTTACGAGCAGTTGAATTATTAGAAGCAAATCCAACAAAGATAGTTTGGGGATTTTTAACAAGTAATACAAATTCAAGGGCAATTAAATTATTAAAAGAAAATGAAGATAAAATAACATGGTCATCTTTATCATCTAATCCAAGTGCTATTGCATTATTAAATGACAGAATAAAATATGAAAATAATTTACCTCAAGATGTATACAATGCTTTAAAAGTTTTTGAAAAAATTAACTGGAAAAATCTATCTGCAAACCCAAATGCAATTGAAATAATAAAAAAGAGAATAATATATGAAAATAATTTACCAGAAGATGTATACAAGGCTTTAAAGATGCATGAGAAAATTAGCTGGGAAAAATTAGCTGAAAACCCCTCTATATTTTCAAGAATATAAATATGTACCACCTAAATATATTATTTTATTTTTTCTATCTCTTTTATTTTAATTATATTTATAGTATTAGAAGATATGCCTTTTTCAACACAAGCACAGCAAGCAAAAAAAGAAGAATACGCCAAGACACAAGCGACTGACATAGTCCGTAGTATAATAACAAATACTCCAAGAAAAGCAAAAACACAGAAAGTTAATATAGATAAACTTACTATAAAACAAAAGCAAGAGCTTTCTAAATTTACTTTAGAAGAGTATGAAGTAATGTCTAAAAGTGTTCCTATTAGAAGGATGATGGCCAGATTTTTAGAAACTGATGAGAAATTATTAACAGCTATTTGTAAAAGTGCTAATAATGTAAAAAAACAAATAGATTCAGCACCAACTACATTGAAAGAGAAAAGGCGAGCAAATACATCACCAATAAAAGAGGTAGCACCAGAGTTTATTCGTGAATTAACTGCATTAACTGCATTAACTGGAAAGGTTAAGGCGATTACTATAAGACATTTACCTGATGATGCAGTAAATTTAATAACAAAAAAATATAAATTATTACTTAAATATGAATTGATACCTTCTGTACCACTTCACCGAATAAATTGGAGTTTTTTTTCATTAAATCCAAGTGCGATAGATTATTTAAGCTTACCACAGAATAAAAAACGCATAGATTATTCTCAATTATCAGAAAATACTAATTCAAAAGCACTTGAATTAATAAAAGCAGAATTAATGAGAAATCCATATAATCCAGAGATAGATTGGTATGCATTATCAAAAAATCCAGACGCTATTGATATATTAGATGCAAATAGGGATAAAATAGAATGGGCTGATTTTTCAGGTAATACAAATCCAAAGGCTATCCAAATAATTAAAGAAAATCAGATAGATATAGAAACCCGTGGCTATATGAGAGATGCGAATATATATTGGCATACTATGTCAAGAAATACATCAACAGAAGCGATTGATTTTTTAACTTTGCCAGAAAATTACAATAAAATAGATTGGAGTATTTTATCTGCTAATACAAATCCAAAAGCGATTGCATTATTAATAAAAAAAGAAAGTGAAGAATATGATTTAGATGATGCTGCTTTTAATCGTCTAAAAACTAATCAAAAAATAAGTTGGGCAAATTTATCAGAAAATCCAAAAGCTATTAGTTTATTAAAAAATAAATGGGAAGATGAGAAAGTATTAATGAGAAGTGATATTAAACAATATAATATATTAAAAAAGAAAGAATATATAATTCATTGGAATCTCTTATCAAAAAATCCAAATGCAATAGATTTATTAAGAGAGAAAATAATAAGAGAAAATAATTTAGAGGAAGATGAATATGATAGTTTAGAAATTATTGAAAAAATAAATTGGTATGTATTATCTGCAAATCAAAAAGCTATTCAATTATTAGAAGAAAATCCAGAAAAGATAAATTGGTTTGTTTTATCAAAAAATCCAAAGGCTATTAAATTATTAAATAAGGAATTAAAAGAAAATCCAAACAGTACTAAAATAAGTTGGTCTCAATTATCAAAAAATCCTGAAGCTATTGAAATATTAGATAAAAATAGGGATAAAATATCGTGGCCAGCTTTATCAGAAAATCCAAATGCTGGTAAAATATTAAAAGATAGAATAGATTTTGAAAATAAAATACCAAAGAAGAAATATGAGGAAATAACTCAATTTAATAAACTACATTGGACAGCACTATCTAAAAACCCTGCTATATTTACTCTTACTTAAGGAAATACAAGAAACATCTAAATATATTTCAGGGAAATAAGAATAAAAGTGATGATACCCAGTATATAAAAATCTGCTATAATTTTAATTATATTATGATATATTAGAATATGCAACATTTATCTCCAACAGAGCAAAAAAAGCGCGAACAGTTATTTAAATCATCACATTCAAATACAATGTATTTATTAACTATGAATAAACAATTGACAAAAAAAACAGTTAATGATTTAGCTGAAAAGAAAATGACATTAACTGCTTTACCTACTGATTTGCTTGAAAAAATATTTAAAGAAGAATATAAAAGTTTACTTAAAGTTGAATTAAGGAAATGGATACAAGATAATGTTGACAAAATAGATTTAAAATGGTTATGTTCTAATACAAGTATACATGCAATAGAAATATTAAAAGAACAAAGTGTAAAAAATCCTGATAAACTTGATTGGAAAAGATTATCAGGAAATCCAAATGCAATTGAAATATTAACTGCAAATGAAGATAGAATATATTGGGATGAATTCTCAAGTAATCGTAGTCCTGATACTATTGATTTATTTAAAAAAAATATAAAAAAATTAAACTTTCATAAATTATCAAGTAATCCGGCAGCTATTTATATTTTGATAACAAATACACATCGTATAGATGCAAATATTACAGGAGTTAGAGCAGCACCTATAGGAATATCAAAAAATCCTGATATAAATTGGATGAAAGTATCAAAAAATCCAAATGCTTTTGAGTTATTAATAACTAATAAACAAGATATAAATTGGGATTATTTATGTGCTAATCCAAATCCAAATGCCATTAAATTAATAGAAAAAGAATTAAAAGTAAACCCATCTAATATATATTGGAGAAAATTATCAACAAATATTAATGCATCCCATATATTAGAAGAGCAATTTAATAAGGAAGATAAATTAAGGGGAGAAGATCTTGAAGATGGCAATTTACAAAAATTAAGGTGGAACAGAATATCGTCTAACCAAGGTGCTATAAAATTACTACAAAAGAAGTGGGATAATGAAAAAGAGTTAAAAAAGATTGATATGAAACTTTACAAACTTCTACAAGAATTTGATATGATAGTAAATTGGAAATTTTTATCAGCAAATCCAAAAGCAAAAAAATTACTAAAAGCTAAATATGAAGAAGAAAAACAATTAAAAAAGTTTTCAATAGAAACATATAATGAATTTAATTTTAAAGAAAAATTAGATTGGAAAAATTTATCAGGTAATCCTTGTGCTGTAAGTATAATAGAAGAAGAATTATTAATAAATCATGACAATCCTGATATAGATTGGGTTGCATTATCTGCTAATCCAAAAGCAATACATTTATTAAAGAAGAATCAAGATAAAATATCTTGGAAATCCTTATCAACAAATCCATCTATTTTTGGGATTAGAGGAAATGATAAAGCATTTTCATCTAAATCGTCATCATCACAATCATCATATAAATATGTACCGCCAAAATTTTATTTATAATATCTTTTTTTTATATAATATATAATTAGATGCAGAGTATTTTAGAAAAATTAAAAGAAAATAAACAAATTACTGCAATAGCAAATATAGCATTGACTACAATTACAAATAAAAATATTTCACCAGACATTGATTTGATAAAAGAGTTGAAAGCAAGATACGATAGTAAATTAAATAAGGAAGATAAAGATATACCATTAAAAGAAAGAATTGAAAATAATCCTTTATTTAGGCTTTCTATAAATGATTTTGAAAATATATGTAAAGATGCAAGTATTAAAGTAATTATAGCAAGGGCATTAAATATTAATACAAGAAGCTTGACTGCTTTTTGTAAATATGTAAAAATATTTAAAGATAATATTGATTCATCTCCAAATACAATAAAGGAAAAAATGAAAATAAAAAAAATAGCAATACAAGATTTATCTCCTGAGTTGTTTGATGATAAAAAAGCAGAACCATTAAGATTAAACCAATTACCTGAAGATATTTTGAAACACATTACTCAAAAAAGTTTAAAGGCATTATATGAATATAAATTAGAAGATGGAATTCCTGAAGATAAATTAGATGATAATGCTCTATGTGAAAACCCAAATGCTTTATATTATTTAATAACAAAAGGTAAACATATTGATTATTTTAGATTATCAAGTAATCCAAATCCAATAGCTATGGAGATATTAAAGGAAGAATTAAAGGTTAATCCTAAAGTAGATATAAATTGGGATTCATTATCTACAAATAAAACTCCAGAAGCAATTGAATTATTAAAAGCAAATCGCGACAAAATAAATTGGGAATTATTATCAGGTAATACAAATCCTAAAGCAATTAAATTATTAATAGAAGAATACAAAAATAATCATAATTCAAATAAGCTTGAATGGACTGCTTTATGTGGTAATCCTAAAGCTATTGAAATATTAGTAGAAGAATACAAAAATTATCCTAATTCAGACAAGCTTGTATGGTCTGCTTTGTGTGGTAATACAAATCCAAAAGTATTTAAATTATTAGAAGAAGAAGTAAAAGTAATTCCGCGTCATATTGATTTGAATGCTCTTGCTGCAAATGAAACTGATGAAGCAATTAAATTTTTAGAAAATAATGTTTTATTTGAAAACATAGAATATAGTAAATATTTTGAGTTTTGGGAAAAATTATCATTAAATTCAAAAGCAATAAAAATATTAAAAGCTAACAAAGATAAGATTGCATGGCATAATATATCACATACTTCATCACCAGAAGGTATTGCATTTTTAAGAGAAAATTATTATAAAATAAATTGGGGCGCAATAGCACACAATCCATTACCAGAAGCTATGGCATTATTAAAGGAAAATTCTCGCAAAATAGATATAAATTGGGAAGGTTTATCACAGAATCCAAGTCCAGAAGCTATTGAATTATTAGAAAAGGAATTCAAAAAGAAACCAACTAATCCAAAATTTTTATGGAGAATGTTATCTTCTAATAAAGACGCCATTGATTTATTACAAAAAAGAATGGAGTATGAAAATAAATTATCAAGGAAAAGTTATAATAAATTAAGTATATATAATATAATAAACTGGCATATAGTATCTAAAAACCCTAATGCAATTGAATTAATAAAGAAACGAATAATATATCAAGATTTACCAGAAAATAAAGGATTAGAAGATGTAGAAAAAGTAATAGATTGGAGCGAATTATCTACAAATCCATGTATATTTACTCTTGAATAATATGAATTAGTTAACCTATCTAATATCTTAGTATGCTAAACATACCTTGCAGAGTAAAAGCGAGGGATAATTACATCACCTGCGTCATTAAGAGAAAATCCGCAAAAAAATGCGTTTAATTCAACCCATTCACGAAGGTCATTAAGATCACTCATATATTCTAAGTTATATGCTGGGTATAACTGATTATACATATTTAGTATATTTAATATACAAACAGTAAAATTATATGTTTCTAATATATTATTATAAATATCTATATAACATCTAATTACATTGCTGTCTTTATATTCAATTAGTATTTTGTCATTACATAATTGAACCCCTTTGATATTAGGATATTTATCTGTATAATTACTCAGGAAAATGTCAGTGTACTCCTCCAATAATTTTTTTACACATATATAACTATCAGTAGTTACTTTTTCCTCAATAGGATATATAGCAAACTCTAAGTATTTTATAGAAGAATATGCGCTATTATATTTAATCATTTTTGTTTTATTAAGTCGCAAAAAATCTGTTTCTTTATCTGCATAATATAGAAAATATTTATAATAGGGATCTCCTACATCTCTTTTATAGCATAGCATAATACTCCATATAGCACGAGTTCTATAAGCATCAAATTTATTATTCTTCACATATTCTATTAATTTTTCATAATTATCAAGCGACTCTCTCATATCAGTTATACTTTTTAGCGTTTCCTTAAATGCCTTTTTGTATATAAGGGTTTGGATATCCTCAGGCAACTCATATAAATAATTCTTTTTACACTTTGTAAATGCACGCATTATTTATCTTATGTTTACTTATTTAGTATTTAATTATTTAATCAGTTTTTAAAAGGCTTGTTTGTTAGCTCAAGAGTAAAACTCAGGTTTTATAGCATCTCCATCTTCATTAATCTTAAATGCACAGAAATACATGTTATATTCAAACCAATCGCGTATAACTCGCAGGTCATTCATATAGTTTGCATTATATTCGGGATAAATATCATTATTAAACATTGTTAGAATATTCAATATACATACAAGAAAATTATAAGATTCTAAAATATTATTATATATATCAATATAGCAATTAAATGTATATGTATCCAAATACTCTACTCTAATCTTATTGTTTAATAGTAAGACCCCTTTGATATTACTATATTCTTTTTCTGTATTATCAGTATTATTAGCTTTATAAGTATTATGGCGAATACTTAGGAAAATATGAACATATTGCTCTAATATATTCTTAATATAGTTATAACTTTCTAAGGGTATCTTATCGTATATAGGATATATTGTGTAATCAATGTATTTAATAGTAGAATATGTGGTATCATATCTAATCATATTTGTTTTATTAAGCTGCAAGAAATCAGTCTTATAATCTGCATAATATGCAAAATATTTGTAGTAAGGGTCTCCAACATCTGTCTGCATTATAATACGCCATATTGCGTGATTTTTATTATTATCTATTTGATCCCTCTCTATAATATATGCTTGCAACTTATTGAAATTATCCATTGCTTCCCTCTTATCCCTAATTTTGTTAAGAGAATGCTTAAATGCCTCTTTGTATATAAGGGTTTGGATATCCTCGGGTAATTCATAAAAATAATTGGATTTAAACTTGGTAAACTCGGTTAATGCGTACATTATTAGTTCTGTTGTTAATTATCTAATATTTGCAGATTTAATCATTTTTTTATTTATGTATATTAGAATATACATAAGCGAATAAATTGGCAAAAAATATCTACAAATCCAGCTATTTTTTTTATTTCACAATAAACCCATATAAACATAAAGCGCGCATATTATGTAAGTGATAAGAATTATAAGAATGTTCCAGACTATTATGAAGTTGTATGAGATACAAGCTACTGCGGCAACCACACCTGTTACGCCAGTCAAAGGCAAGTATATTTATTTTGGTGCTTCAGTAATTTATTGCGATGAGAAGAATGTATGTATGGTATATTATCCTACTGATAATGGTGTTTACCCCAGTCCTGATGTTAAGACGGAGGTTTCCTCTTCTTAGGCTTAATATGTTCTAATTTTATTTTTATTATAAAAATTGATTGATATTTTTAATAATTATATAAGCAGAGATATACTAATTTGTCGCTCAAATAGCAGATAAATCCCGTATTATATTACTAATTAGAACGCAAAGCAAAAAAGTCAATAAATTAGCAATCTAAACTTACAAATTTATTCAAGATGAACAGTATAATTGTTTCAAGTATGAAGCATGATTTCCACACTGTCTCAAACGCTGAATTTACTGGTGTTTTTGATTGTTGTTATTATCCAACTTACAACTATCACATCTTTATCCGTTATGGAGATAAAATCTATATGGAAGTTAAAGATGTAGGCGATATTGTGATTACATTTGCAGAACTTCAAAAAAATAAGTATTGGAATTACTACTATAACTTGTCTCTTATGTTATCAAATGATCCGAATGAAGTAGCTAAAGATCTCAGATATAATAGCGATTATATAGATTACAATTTATATGAAGATAAGAGAATATGGTCAATTAATACACCAGTTATAATTAACAATAGAGAAACAAATACCAAAATTCTGGATAATAGAGATTATAACTGCTATTATAAAATTAATCCATTTGACTTGGAAAAAATGGATTATACATTGCTTGAAGATTTGGATATATTCCGTAATATTTATATGTCTAATAATGGATTTCAAAACAACATATTTGAAACAATGCACTCTACTTACAATAACCTTGCAATTGAACATCAAACAAAAATAATGGAAGAAGTTATGGAAGAGCTTGTGGAGCTTTCAGCATTCTTTAAAGAATTGGAAAAAGATAAAAATAATTTAGATAATCTTCTTATCCTTTATGATAAAGTGGATATGAATAGCGATGTGTTAACAATTATCTATAATAATCTTCTTAGTGTAGATGGAAGAAAAACATATAAACATGTTATGAATGAATTAGGACAACATAATGCAGTTAGATAGAATTTCCCAAATAATAGCTGCATAAGCAGAGTAAGATGAACTGAATATATATAGTATATATATGTATGTATTTTTTATTTTTTACATAAGCCCATATTTGTTATGTAAAAATGATACTTAAATGTTAATCACACATATATAACATAATGAATAGCACTATAAGTACAGACGACTATTTTAATCATCATACTTTTACAAATGTGGAGTTCACAGGTGTTTTTGAAAGAATAAAACTTCAGTCGGTAATTAACGAAACATTGTATAGTATTCATATTTTTATTAAATATGGTGATAAAGTCTATATGGAAGATTATAGATTAGGACATATTATTATTTCATTTGATGAACTTCAAAAAAACAAGTATTGGAAACATTTCTATGATCTATCGCTTATGCTAACAAACAATAAGCATCTTGTGATTGAGGATATTAAATATAATAGTAATTTCAGTTATGGCCCAGTAGGATACCCAGTATATTTTGGTGAAACAAGGGTATGGTGGATTGATACCGCAATTATTGATGGAAACCATATTATAGATCAAGAAGTAGAAAGAAATATAGAAAATAAGGGACATCTATGCTATTACAAAATAAACCCATATGATTTAGAGAATATGGAATACACCACTCAAGAAGATTTAGATACATATCTTCATACTTATATGACAAGAAGATGCGATATTGTTTACAATCGGTTTGATAAAAAAGCTATGATATTCAATGACCTCGCAATTGATTACAATATAAGGATGATGGAAAAAGAGATTGAAGAACTTTATGAAATGTTTGAAGATAAAAAGAATGTCATCAATCTTGCTGTTCTTAACGATAAGAAGGATATTAACCATGATGTGCTAATGATAATTTATAATAATATTGTAAGTGCTGATGGAAATAGAAGATATAAGCACTTAATGAATGATTTAGGAAAAAGTAATAGATTTGAAAGTATTGCACAGATAATGGCAGCATAAGCGGCTTAATATGTTCTAATTTTATTTTTATTATTTAAAAAATTGATCAATATTTTCTAAATATATAAGCAGAGATATACCCGTTTGTTGCTCAAATAGCAGATAAACCAGGTATATATAGCGAACCGTGTGCAAACAACCCGTCTTCGCAAGCAACTCACAAGCTACAGCTAACAATCGCAAGAATGAATAGCACTATGATTGCGAGCAGCAAGCACGCTTATCACACCGTAGCAGATGTTGAATTTACAGGTGTATATGAGAGGATAGTTGATAATTTCACCACCGTCTTCCTTGGCTCTGTAAGCGACGACTATCACCTTTTCATCAAATTTGGCGACAAGGTCTATATGGATGTTAAGGGTGTTGGAGAAATTGTGATGTCTTTCGCTGATCTTCAGCAGAATAAGTATTGGAAGTATTATTACGACCTATCGCTTCTGCTAACAGCTGATAAGAATATGGCTATAGAATCACTTCATAGAAAATATACCAGCTGGTATATTGATACAGGTAACTATATTGATGCAGAAATATATGATCAAGAAAGATTTTGGTCTATTGATACTTCATATATAGAATATGAAGTTAATACAAATGCTAAAAAAATACGCAACAACGACCAAGGTATCTGCTATTACAATATTAATCCTTTTGATTTGGTAAATATGGGGTGTTCAACTCAAGAAGATTTGAATACCTTTAGAAATATTTATATGGCAAGAGCTGAAATAACTGGCATGACATTTGAGAACAAGAAAATGATATACAGCGAAATTGAAATTGATCTTACAATTGCTTATATTGATGAGGAACTTAACAAATTAAGGGAGTTCTTTGAAGATAAAAAGAACCTCATTAATCTCGTAGCATTTAACAAGAAGAAAGAAGTAGATGGCGATTTACTAATGGTTATCTATAATAACATTGTAAGTAGCGAAGGAAAAAACAAGTATTCTAAGTATATAGAAAATTTAAGTATTACAGAGACGACATATAGGAGCAGCACGAATGCTATTGCGCAAATATTATGGACTTAGAACCGAAGAATGTAAGGTAATGTAAGATATATGTGTTATATATTTTTTATTTGATATAATAATTATTGAAACATTTGCTCAAATTTTATTTTTATTAGTAAAAAATTGATTATAATCAGTCTAATATATAGACAGAGATATACCCATTTGTCTGCAGATAAATAAGGTATATATAGCAAACCCTATAAAAGAACATCAAGTAAACAAGAACAAGCAATCATTATGAATAGTACTATGAGTGGCAACAGCTTATACACTTATCATACAATTACAAATGCTGAGTTCACGGGAGTTATTGATAAATACAAAGTATATGGGTATGTAGGTAATTATGGGGCGCCTGAAACTTTCACCGAATATGTTAGTTCTATGTATGATTATCATATATTCATTAAATATGGCGACAAGGTCTATATGGATGTTAAGAATGTAGGTGATATTGTTATTACTTTTGCAGAACTACAAAAAAATAAGTATTGGAAACATTACTATGACTTATCTCTTCTGTTGACAAATAAAAAAAATTTTGTAGTTCAAGACCTTGAATATAATAGCAACTATTACGACCCGCATATGTATGAAGGAAAAAGATATTGGTCGTGTAATACAGCATATATTGAAGGAGAATGTGATATTAAAACAAAAAAGATAGTTGAAAACGAATATAACTGCTATTATAGGATTAATCCTTATGATTTAGAAAAAATGAATTACTCTTTACAAAAAGATTTGACTATCTTCAAAAATAGGTATAATCAAAGATATGAGGTTAGAGCCAAATTATTTGAAAAAAAGTGTATTTATTACACTAATCTTGCGATTGACTATTGCGCAAGCTTGATGGAAAATGAGCTTAATGAGCTTTCTGCAATATTTGAGGATAAAAAGAATGCAGTTAATCTTGCAATCCTTAATAATAAAGCAAATATGAATAATGATATAATAATGATTATCTATAATAATCTTATCAATGCTGATGGGAATAAAAAGTATGAACATCTTATAAATGAATTAGGAACATACAATCAATTAGAAAGCATTGCCAGGATAATTGCAGCTTAAGTTGTATAAATTGCTAATATATATATATATCAATATTATATTAAACATTTGGACATTTAAAATGCCGATTTTAGTCTTTGTAATTCTTGTATTTTCTTACATTATTTTTTTAATATATTTGGGTTGTCTATTATATGTTCCGTTTAATATTTATAGTTTTTTTATACTTATAAAGATTTAAGATGTGTTTTGTAAATCAACCAATAAAGAATATGCTAAACATAATCCGTGACCGAATGCTTCGTTAGTGTCTTGTAATAATAATTCCAATTTTGCAATAGACATATAACAAATATTATTTTCATCACAATCTTTTCCATATTCTCCTTTTTTATTTTTTGCAGGAACATCAACCTCGCATATCATAATATTTTCTCCATTTTTTAATTTATTAAATAAATTTTTATATTCTTGTAAATTTTTAATCAATCTTATATATTCTTTTACATATATTTCTTTTCGCATAGAGATATAATTTAACCTACTCTCATTTCCTTCTTTATCTATACATAATCCAAATTGGGTATTTTTTCTTCTGTGTATTTTATTAGGATATCTAATTGGATTTTTACATTCCCATAAACTATTTCTCCAGCGATAATACAAGTCATAATTAATTAATCCATTTTGTAAAATTACATCCCCTGATGGTAATTGTGGCTCAAACTTCCACCATAAGTACTTTGGATTATTCTTAAAATATTGCGATGGATATACCTCATTTTCATAGACGATATCATACACTTTACATCCCTGATAAAAGTTTTCAAATAATATTCCTCCTGAATTAAGACAACATTCTTCACCATCGGTTTTTAACAAATAAGGACATAAATTTTTCCATTTAGAATTATTCCACTTTAATACATTAACAGTTTCATAAGTATCTAAGCTAACAGGTTTAGTTGTTGTTGATTTAATTTGTTGAGTAGAAATCATCTTATTTATTGTTTATTTAAAATACTTTGAATAGATTTTCTATCAATTTTTATATATAAATTATTTAAAGTATTTTACACCCATGATGATTTAAAATGAGACAACATTTTCATCTAAAAAGTTCTCAATAACATCATTAGTAATTATTGTACTATCTCTCATACTATGTCCTGTAAAATACATAATTACTTCATCATATCTTTCATGTTCTCCAGCAAGATTTCTTGTAGTATCATTTATATCATCTCTATTTTCCATTATATTATTTATTTCATCTATTGATAAATTTAGATGATTTGCAATTCTTGCTGTAAGTATATGTTGTTTTATATAATTTTTTAGATGACATATTTTACAACATTTATATTTATAAAATAGACTTTTTGGTTTTGTTATTTTACATTTATCACATTTTCTTAAAGGGTCTTCAGTATTCATTTTAATTGCGTATATAATGTGTTATATTTAATTATTTATATGTATTTTAAATCTTCAAGGGTGTAAATGTCCAAATGTGTAAAAATTGATAATATGTACTTTAAAAATACAGTATATAAATATAATGAATGAAGTAAAAGAATTAGATAATGATATGAAAGAATTGCTTAAAAACATTAATCTATGTTGTTTAAAAATAAATGAGCAAAAGAACTTAAATTGTACCTTTAATAAGTTGGAATTTCTTGAAAAAGATGCATTTTATGATGCATTCCCAAATACAAAGTTTAATAATAATTAAAATTTAAATTATAAAAAGTATCTATTATGTATCTATTATGTATCTATAATGTATCTATTATGTATCTATAATGTATCTATTATGTATTTTTTATATTATATAAAAAATTAACAATATCATACTATTAATATTATTATAAATAATAAAAATGTCAGCATCTTCAATGGATTCTAAGCCATTACTATTAGATCCTAAAAATAGTATATTTCCAGAAGATATTGTTATAAAAATTAATAATGATGTTTGTGAAGATTATTTAAAAATAACTTATCAAAATCTTGAAACCAACTTTATTAAAAATATTATCAATATATTTTTAAATAATAAGAATTTATCTAAATTTATTTATTATTTTGGATATCATCAAACTATTTCATTTAATCGTAATAATACATCATTATTTAATCTTAGTGTTTTTGGAGAAAACTTAAATAACTTAAAAATAAGATGGAATAATTCTAATATAGATGAAAATGAACCATATATATTAAATATGTGTAGTAATTATTATATATTTAATACTCGCAATAGATATGGTTTAACACCTTATAAATATGATGCTCATATATATTCATCTAAATTAACTGATACAGAAACTCAGTGGATAGTAAAAAATCACTCAACACATAATGATAATATATTACAAGATACTTCTGATATAGATATTAATATTGAAGATAATATGTATGATGATATATATGATTATGATAATGAAGAATACGCTAATATATGGAATGTATTTAATAGAGCATTTATGGGATTTAATGTATTTAAAATAATAAAAATATTCTGTGATAATTTACAATTAGATAACACTATTAAACAATATTATGATTTAATCGGGGGTAAAGGGCAGTATAATTTTGATATAGATAATACTAAGCTATTTCATAAAACTTGTTATAATGTTATAAAATATTTCAATAAAAAAATAAAGAAAGCAGTTGATGACCATTTTGTTATTAAATATTTATATTCTATTTATTCTGAGGATATTAACATGTATTTTGTTGAAGAACATCAACAATATAAAGATAAAGCAAATGATTTACTATTAAATCGTGGTCTGTTAAATTCTACAGAATTTAATATTTTAGAAATGTTAGATTTATTATATGAAGTATATCTAAAATAATTTATATCTTTATCAACATATAGAACCTAAGATAAGATCATACATTTTTTTAATTTTTATTTATTACAGGGGATAAGGTCTATATGAGATCTTTTAACAAGATTGCAATTGATTATCAAAATGTTAAGACTTATGATGAATGATTTTGATATAATATATAAACATATACACCATTATTATATTAAAATGGATGAATTAATTTCAATAATATTAAATAATAAAGATATTAAAATATTACATTTTTGTGATAATAATGTTGAAATCATACCAGGTGAAATCAGTTGTTTAACAAATTTATATGATTTAAATTTAAATAGTAATAAAACTAAAATTATACCAGGTGAAATCAAATATTTAACTAATTTAAGATCATTATATTTACTTTTTAATAAAATTGAAGTTATACCTATTGAAATAGGAAATTTAACTAATTTACAAGAATTAAATATAAATTATAATGGTATTAATATAATACCAAAGGAAATACAAAATTTAATTAATTTAAAAAAATTATATTTAAGTAATAATAATATTAATATAATACCAACTGATATAAAATTTTTGATTAATTTAGAAAAATTAGAGTTATGTGTTAATAATATAAAAGTTATACCAAGTGAAATAGGTAATTTAACTAATTTACAAGAATTAAATTTAGCTAATAATATTATTTCAACTATACCAAGTGAAATAGGAACTTTAACTAATTTAGAAGAATTAAATTTAGCTATTAATATTATTTCTACTATACCAAGTGAAATTGGTAATTTAACTAAATTAAAAATTTTTAAATTATTTACTAATAAAATTGAAATTATACCAGATGAGATTGGTAATTTAACTAATTTAAAAATATTGTTTTTAGCAAATAATAATATTAATATAATACCAGTTGAATTACAAAATTTAAATAATTTACAAGAAATATATTTGAATAAAAATAACATTTCAATTATACCAATTGAAATTGGTAATTTAACTAATTTAAAAAAAATAGAATTATATGATAATAAAATAGAATTTATACCAAGTGAAATTGGTAATTTAACTAATTTAAAATCATTATATTTATCTTATAATAAAATAAATAGAATACCAAAGGAAATCAAATATTTAACTAATTTACAAGAATTATATTTAGGTTTTAATAATATAGAAATTATACCAAGGGGATTACTATGTTTAACTAAGTTAGGAGAATTATATTTATATAATAATAAAATTTTAAATATACCAAGTGAAATCAAAAATTTAACTAATTTAAAATCATTATATTTAGGTTATAATTTAATTGAAGTTATACCTATTGAAATAGGAAATTTAACAAATTTAAATTCATTATATTTAAATAATAATAATATTGAAGTTATACCATGTGAAATAGGAAAATTAATAAATTTACATAGATTATATTTATGTGCAAATAATATTAAAATTATACCTAAGGAAATACAAAGTTTAACTAATTTAGATGAATTAAATTTAGCCAATAATAAAATTAATAATATACCAATCTCTATTATTAGATGTAGAAATTTAAATAGATTTAATTATGAAAATAATGATATTGAATATATTCCTCCTCAAGTTATTAGATTTTTAAATAGAATTAAAAATGTTGAACAGTTACAAGTATATAATGATGCACAAAACATACATAATCATTCAATACAAGAATCCGTAAATAATAGTATTAATAATATCATGCAACAAAAATTTATTATCAATGAAGATAATATTATGAATGAAATTTTAAAAGATACTATTTTAACAGACAAATGTAAAGAATTAATATTTGAATATTCTTCTAATTTAGATTTTCATTCTGTTTTATTATTAAATTTCAAAGAACTACTATGTCATTTTTGGATTACTATAAATAATTTAGACACCAAAGATGAAATAAAAAATATATTAAATATTGAAATGTTAGATTCTGAATGTAAATGTTTTACAGGAAGAATTACAAGATTAGTAAATTGTCTTAACGGTTTAAGTGATTTAGTTAAAATTAATATATCTGATAACCAGCAAATAGGAAATATAATAATAATTATCAAAGAACAATTAGGAGATAATTATACAATAGAAAGACATAAAGAATTAGTAAAAAATGAACTACAAGAAAGAGGTTATATTGATAACATTATAAATGAATGGTTAGATTATATAGAATAACTAAAATAACTAAAATAACATTCATATTATTACATAAATAATCATTTATAATATCTATAATATTTCATCAAATTTTTTTTCTATTAAATGTGTTTGATATTCTATTGCAAGCCTATAGTAATTATCCCACATATTTTCACCCTCAAAGTTTGCCATATAAATTGCTCTAAAGTTATTTACATATTCTGGAGAGCTGTATTCCATATTCTGTAAATCATATGGATTCATCTTGTAATAACAGTTATCATCATAACTGATAACCATCAAAGTATCATTGTGAATATCATTCTCAATAGAAGCTGTATTAATTGACCAAAATCTTGCTTCATCATATAGCTGATAATCATTATATTCACTACTGTATTTGAGATCTTGTACTACCATATTCTTATCATTTGTTAGAAGAAGCGACATGTCATAATAATACTTCCAATACTTATTCTGCTGAAGCTCAGCAAATGAGATAACAAGCTCGCCAATATCCTTAACATCCATATAGACCTTGTTGCCATATTTAATGAAAAGGTGATATTTGCATTGATAAGTAAAATCATTATTAACCATCCTAACAAAAGCGCCTGTAAACTCAGCATTTGCTAAGGTATGATAAGCAAACTTGCCATTTGCATTGATAGTGCTGTTCATCGTATCTTGCGTGTCTCTTTTATTATACTTGGTCTATCAATTTTTAACTATTAAATATAAAAAATAAATAACATATACACATATATACATATCTATCTAACCTTGGCAAGTTTAATATAGGAGGTTGTTGATGATGATCGCTAATATATCGTCATTCATACTATATTTATCATTAAATATTTCTAAAAGATCAATGACTTCCTTCTTATCCTCAAAGTATGCCGAAAGTTCTACAAGTTCCTTCTCCATCTTTGATACTTGATATTCTATTGCGATGTTCATGTAAATAACCGACCTATTTATAAAATATCCATACCTTATAAAATTTCGGTACTTATAAGTCTGTTTGAAGATATCTATATCTTGTTGTGATGCATATTCCATCTTCTCCACTTCTGCGGGATTGATTTTGTAACAGCATACATTTCCGCTTGGAATTATCTTATAGGTATGCTTGAAGTTTTCATCAATATCCAAATCAATATATGCAGTATCTAAAGACCACACTCTATTTCCAGTATATTCATCATCGTCATTTTCCGTATATTTATATGCCTCATCATAGAAGTTGTTAAATGGCTCATTCTTTATCTTTTTGTCATTTGAGAGCATCAGTGACAAATCATAATAATATTTCCAATACTTGTTTTTTTGAAGTTCGGCAAATGACATCACAATCTCACCTACATTTTTAACTTCCATATAGACCTTGTCACCATATTTGGCAAATAGGTGATAATCGCCTGCTATCCCAATACGATGCGTCATAGCTTCGGGTTCATTATAAATATAACCATATGCAACATATATTTCCTGAGAAAATACACCAGTGCATTCGGTGCATTTAGTGTTGCTCATTATTGTTTGCTTTGTGATTTGCTTGTTAGATCGGCAAATGGCTATATATACTCAATTTGTATCTTGGCAAATCCGTATATCTCTTGCTTCAAGAATCCAAGCATTGCAATCAATTTTTAGATTATAAAATATAAAAAATAACAAATATATTCACACATATATACTACCCTGCTTACGCTGCTTACGCTGCTTACGCTGCTTACGCTGCGCTTACTCAACCAATATCAGGATATTGTTTTCTTCTTTACTTGTAAGAAACTCGTATTTACCTCCTACATTAATATTATTATATATTTTTGTTAAAATATCATCATTCATACAATATTTACTATTAAGAGTTGCAAGATTGAGGATATACTTTTTATTCTCATTCATTACATACTCCATTACGATGTTTTTATAAAGCACTGACTTATTTAGGAAATAATCCAAACTAACATCGCTTCTGCATATGTATATTTGCCTAAAGAGTTTCAACCCTTGTTGTGAGGTGTATTCCATTTTATCAATTTCAAATGGATTTATATTGTAATAGCAGACATTCCCACCCGGGATTATCTTGTAGTTTTTATCAAGATCTATATCAATATATGCAGTATCCAAAGACCATATCTTATTTCCTGTATAGTCGTAAATCTCGTCATAGTCCTTATTAAACGCTTCATTCTTTATCACTTTATGCTTATCTTTTGCAAGGAGAAGTGACAATTCATAGTAAAACCTCCAGTATTTATTCTGCTGAAGTTCAGCATATGAAATAACAATCATACCAACCCTCTTAACTTCCATATAGACTTTGTCACCGCTACGGACAAAGAGATGATAATCACCTATTAACCCATCGCGATAAACTGTAGATTTAGGCATATTATAACGAAAGGAATACGCTTTGTATTTTTCCTGAATAAATACACCAGTGCATTCGGCATTTGCAATAGTATGGCTCATTGTTGCTTTGCTGTTGCTTGTCGTTCGCTTTGCGGTCGCTTGCTGTTCGCTTGTTGTTCGCTTGCTGTTCGCTATTAGCAAATTAATATATCTCTGTCCATATATTTAAAGATATTAATCAATTTTTATTATATTACTCAATTTTTATTACATATTTGGACGGACAGTTAAAAATAGTTTAAAGACATTTATATTATAAATAGAAATGGACTTAATAAAGAAAGATAAAAAAAAATTTATTGTTAATAACCAAATTACAAAAATTAACGATACTATTACAAAAATTAAAAATCAATTATTTATAGCTTTAGTTGCATATGATGAATATTATAAAAAATATTATACAATAACTCTAATATTATTTATAACATCCTCTTTAGTTACATTTATAGAAGCACTGCGATTAATTATTATAGAATATATAAATAAAAATGATCAGTTAGTGATTAATGAAAAATTACTTACTACACTTATAAATGTGTTAGTACTTTCATTAGGCATTTTGATAACAATATTAAGCAGCGTTGTTCGTTTTAAAAATTATAGAGAAATACTTGAAAAATTACGCGAAAAACAAAATATAATGATAGAATATATTGATAAATATAATAAACAAAGAAATAATTTAGAATTTCTACATCTAACAAAAGAAGATGATATAGAAATTGAAGAAATAGAAAAAATTAAAAATGATATTGCTAAATATGATACTATTTTAGTATCTACAAATATTCTACAATTTCTCACAACTAAAGATTTAATAAGATATAATAAATATAAAAAAAAATTTGATATTGATAAAAATGATATGATATTACAATATCAAAAAAAATTAAAAGATCTTAAAGATAAAGAAAATGCTATTACATTAGAAGATAAAAAAATATTGAAAATGCTTAAAGATGATGAAAATGTTATTACATTAGAAGATAAAAAATTATTGAAAATATTTAAAGATGAAGAAAATAATTTACAAAAAGAAATTGATGAAGAAAATAATGGAAATTGTTTTAAATTTTTAAATTTTTAGCACATTAGGTTTTCTAATATTTTGTTATCATTTTTTCCTTAAGTCCTTAAGTATATAGGAATCATAATAAAACCTACTAAAAAGACCGATAATACCAACACCATATACAGCAAAGAAAGTAATAATACCGTAATTAAACCATGTCTCAATAGGAGGACAATATAAATAAAAATTTGAATACAGTATAAAGAACTGACATAATTGCATAGATGTTATATATTTTTTTATAAGCCTTACTTGATTTATTTTTAATAAACAACCAAGATAATAAGAATACATTACTGTATGTACTCCACTATTCAATAAAGACGCCATCCAGACCATATCAACCTTGTATTGATACATTAAATGCCAACTTATAACTGCTCCAATATGATGGTATTTTTGAAGGAATATAGGCGTTTTACCATTAAGATACAATAAGAATGTATCTGCAAACTCGTAATATTTTGAAATATAGAACCAATAAATAATAGTATCAAATTGAGAGTTTTGAAAATAATAATTAGATTTGAATACAATCCCTTCATTATACAAGATGTTTGTGAGCGATCCAAAAGTCCACGCACTAAACATCACTAATAACGCATTGTGAATAACAGATACCTTGTATAATAATTCAGGGTTTATGCGAAGATGCTTGGGATATGCTAAGTAGCAAGTAATAGCTACGACTGGTGTAATAGTAGGAATCATTTGTTATAATCATTAACTGCTATAATATTTAAGTAAATTTTTTATTTTTCTTATATTTATAAAAATACAAAAACTGATCAAGTGTATATATACATATATAAACTATATATATTCAATATACAATGACTACCAACAAATATCATAATATTCCTGATATGGAATTTTCTGGATTATTTGACATTGCTCATGGACGAATTATATTTATTAAATATTTCTTATTTATTAAGTTTGATAACAATATATATATTGATATTAAAAGCATTGGAGATGTCATTATGCCATTTGAAGAGTTTAGGAAAAACAAACTCTTAAAGATGTATTATGAATTATCTCTTCTGCTTATTGAAAATAAAAATATAGTTATTGAAAAAATAAATAATAGAGAACATTACCATCATTATGATTTTGTATATACAGAAAAACGAAATTGGTTTATAGATTGTGCATATTTTGTTGAAAACTTTGCAATAAATAATAAAGAGATTCAAAAAGATAAGTATTCTTGCTATTATAATATAAATCCAAATGATTTGAGAAATATGGAAATTTCAACTAAATCACATATTGAAAGATTTAATAAAACATTTTTAGGATATGAACAAATTTATTATTTTAAAAAAAGTTTAATCAATTACACCAAACTTGTTATTGATTATCACGCAGACTTGATAGAAAAAGAACTTGATGAAATCACAGCAATTCAAGAGGATAAGCTAAATGTCATTAAACTTATTGCATTTAATGAAAAAGAAGGTATGAATATAGATATATTACTTGTTATATATAGCCATCTTATTTGTGAAAACAATAGCAAAAAATATGCTTCTTATTTAGCAAATTTAGATAATAATAAGCATATCGTTGTAGCCCAGATATTGAGTGCATAATAATAGTATCTAAATATATATGTTCTATTTTTTATAATTTATTTAAAAAAATTGATTAACATATTTTAAAATATTATCAAAGGCTTCATTTGTTGTATCGCGTATCCTCGTTGATATACCAAGTAAAACTTCAAGTTCTTCAAAAGAACATAGGCACAGAGCTAAAGACAAGCTCACGCACTGCTAATAAATAGCTAAATACAATGCTCCAATACATCTATCATTATATCAAGGATATGGAGTTTTCTGGAGTTTTTGATGCAGGACTAAATCCTAAAAGCAATGGCAATGTTATATATCTCAAATATTTTCTGTTTATCAAGTTTCGCGACCTCATTTACATTGATATTAAAGGACTTGGTTCAATAATTCTTACATTTGAAGAGCTTATGAAACACACATATTTGAAGATGTATTATGAGTTATCTCTCGTTCTTACAAAAAACAAGCACAAAATCATAGAAACAAAGACTCTGGATTATTATTCTTCAGGAGAATACAACAAGACCATCTACAAAGAGAAGAGGGATTGGTTTATAGATTGTGCATATTTCATTGAAGACTTTTCTACAAAGATTAAAAAGGTTGAAACAGGTAAATATTACTGCTATTATAATATTAATCCAAATGATTTGAGAAGCATGAATGTTTCAAATACACAGGAAATTGCGAGGTTTTATGAAGTCTTAAATATTCGCTATGGATATGAACAGGGAAGGATTTATAAAGGTGTATTTACAGATTATACAAATCTAATGCTTGAATACAATATCAAGATGGTAGGAGAAGAGATTGATGAAATATCTGCCAGCCAAGAAGACAATAAAAATATTGATAATCTCTTAGAACTTAATAATAAGAAGGGAATGAATCATGATATATTCCGTATATTATATGAAAGTATTGTCAGCACTGAAGGACAAAAAAAATACTCCAACTTTGTGGATCGTTAAAAGCATAGCATATCTGAAATGTATACTATTTATATTTATTTTTTATTTTTGCATTATATAATGTAATATAATGTAATATAATGTAATATAATGTATATATAAATATTTATTAGTATAAATATAAAAATGCCTTCATATTTAGATATATTACCAGAAGACATCGTATTGCATATATATAAAATGCTATATAATTCGGTCCTTAATGATATGAAAGCAAATGTTAAATATGTTAATACGCGATACTTTAATAAATTGCTAAGTATAACAAAGAATCCTTGTATAGATAATTTAAATTATTATGATTTTATTACAGATATATATGGTGGTATTATAGAAAATAAATACTCGGAGTATATTATTGATGCCAAGTATTGCAGCTATAATATAGAATATGAGTTAGAACATTTTTATAATAGCTCTTTATATTACAAATCATATTATACGAGACCATTAGATATTATCGTAAATAATATAGGGATATTTAATTTTTTAATTGAGAGTTTATATAAGAATTGCAATAAATATTATGAAATATTAAATGACAAATATTTCATCAATATGAATATTCTTGATTGTAATATAAAAATAAATAGCAATGGATTTATTTTAGAGAAGCATGACAATTTTAGTTGTTTAGCTGAGCTATTATATTATATATTAGAATTATATAATTATATAAAACGAGTATTATACACCAACATTGAGGTTATAGAAACACAGGATGGTGGATTACCATATTTATCAAGTACTAAACTAAAAGAGCGTGAATTCTTAATTGACATATTGAATTTTCATATCAATCACCGATATATTGAAGAGTTGATTTACGATGTTAATAATAAATGTGTAAGTCCGCAATTAGAATAAAGTGATCTAATATTCCATTAGAATACATTTGTTATAATATTTATAATAAAAAATTAAAAATTGATTACATATTTTTAAAAGTATAATTACGCGCCAACCGCTGTTTGCCCGTATCTTGTATTCTGCTACAAGAAACACCCAGAGAACTTAAAGTCTTCAACAAAAAACTTTCAGCAAACTCTATCAAACTTTACTGATATTAAAATGTCTGCTGCTACTGCTGCTACTGCTGCTACTGCTGCTACTGCTGCTACCGCTGTGACTAACAATACGGAAGAATTTGTAGAGCATAACACTGGAGAGATTGAGTTGTCTGCATATCATTTTCATCACAACCGGTCGCCATTTCTTATCTTATTCAGTAAGAAAGGTAAGAATATATACATTGAAAAAGTTGATCCTCATTCTTATAGGGGTAAGTATGTTAATGAAATTGTAATGCCTTTTGAGGAATTGGAGAAAAATGAAAGTCTTAAGAAGTTTTACGATATGTCCATGATGATGGTGAATACAGATAAAAGCGTATATTATGATAATATTGGGTTAGAAACTAAACAATTAGTACCAAATTATGATACCGACAGTGAAGATGAAGAAGGCGAAGAAGTAGTGCTTAGGCACTGGTGTATTAATTGCGATACTAATTGGAAAAATTTAAGACTTTCTAAGACTGTGCACCTCAACTGCTATTTCAATATGAATCCACTCACATATGAGTATAATGTGAGTACTGAAAAACAAATAAATAATTTTATAAGAAATTTCAATGCATTTGCTAAATATAATAATGTATGCACCACGGTAAAAAATGAAATCGTTGCTAAGTATAACAATTTCACCAAAATAATTGAAAATATTGAAAATTAAGCAGAATGTCTCTTCTCAGACAATCTTAGTGGTTCATCAGTTTGTAGTAAATGCAATGGAGCATTTACAATAGGCAAATCAGTTTTATTAGGTCTTACGCTATAGTTATATATCTCATTAATTTCTTCAGGATCATTTGGAGTCCCTCTTAAAGTCGTGTTATATACTTCTTCTAATTCTGGTTCATATAAACAACGATTTTGATTTCCTAATTTATTCTCGCTATTGCTTGTATTACCTTTAAGAATATCAACATTCTCTATGTTATATGTGTAATTTTTTATATTATTTGTTTTTTTATATATGCTATCATCTTTGTATAATTTAATATGATCATCATCTGCATTAGTATATTTTGTAGGCTTTGATGTCATCACTTTATGCTGATGCATATGATATTGTTGCAGATTTTGGTGCTGTTGATTATGTAACTGCTGTTGCTGCTGCTGCTGCTGTTGCTGCTGTTGTAGCATATTGTAATAAAATGCGATTAATAATATTCCTATAAATATAAAAAATAGAAGATAATAATATCCTTCATATTTCATAATAAATATTTAATTCTTTTACTATATTATAATATTATAATAATAATTATAATTAATCATCTTCTTCAATGAATAGAGCCTTCTTTTTTGTATTATCTGTGTCAATGGCATCATCATTATCATTTACAATATTCTCTTCGCTTTCAATCTTTTCATTATCAATGTAAAAGGATACCTTGTATTTATTGGTATTATAAAATTTTTGTCTTGCAGCTCCTTTTCTTTTAAATATTGAGAAGTCATCAAGGATATCAATACATAATGGAGTGTATTTTCGTTTTTCAGGAATTTCTCTTAAAATACGCCCTATAGATTGTTGAATATCTGATATAGGGCTTGCAAATATTACTGTATTTAAAGAGGGCACATTGAATCCCTCGCTTGCCAGCTGATATGTTGCGAGAATTATTTGCTTTTCTGCTGAAAGTGCAAGATCCGCTTGTTTCATACCACCTACATAAAATCCATAGCCTCCGGAAGCAATATTACATTCAATAATATATCTCTCAATATCCTTTAATTGATTACGGCGTTCACTTAAAATAAGTACGCGTCTATCTGGTTCTTTGCTTAGTATATCTTTTAATAGGGAAATTATATATTCTGTTCTTGGTTTAAAAGAGCATACATTATTAATCATTCCCGCGCCATTCTCTTTTCCGTTCCACATAAGTTTTACAGTAGAATAATCAATATGCGTTTCAAAATATTTATGAACCTGTACATCAACATCACAAAACTCCTTATTCTTTAAAGTATATACAGACTTCCCTATGTAATATTCAAATACTCTTCGCATTCCATCTTTCCTGTTCAAAGTTGCTGATAACCCAAGTATTACGGGGTTGTTTAATTTTCGGAATGCTTTACAAAATACTTGGGCTCCTGTATGATGTACCTCGTCAATTATTACAAACCCAATATCATCAAATATACCAATATCATAGTCTCTCATTGCAAGAGATTGTAGCGATGCAATTATAAAATCTTTCCCAACAACATCTACTTTCTTCTGTTTAATTATTCCAACTTTTGCACCAGGTGCAAACTGTTCAATAGTATCAATAAATTGTTGATTTAAAAAGTCCTTATGGCTTATAAACATTGTTTTCTTTTTCAATTGACAAGCAATATAGAGGCTCATGATAGTTTTACCATACCCACAAGGAACAGATATGATACCACCCATTTTAAGAGGGTCTCTTGCGGCTTTTAAAAAGTTTTCAATGGGTTCTTGTTGCGTTTCTCTTAAAGAACCAATAAATTCAACATTTATATCTTCGCCGCTTGTTAATTTACATAATGAAGGCATGCCATACTTTTGCAACCCATAAAATCGGGGAATATAGATTCTTTTTTCATTTTCACTATATAACTCAAATGTTAATTCATCAACAGAAGAAGAATTATTTTTTGATGCTCCCATATCAAAATTAATTTTGGGTACCATAGTTAAATCCTTCCTAATATTTTCAAGTTTCTTTTCATCTAATGCGGATTTTAGAATCCCATAACCATTTTTGGATAAGATTGAATACATTATTATTGCTAATAATTATTATATTTAAATACATATATATATGTGTGTCATTTTTTTATATGGATTATAGTAGAAGATAAGTATTAAAAAATAATAATGATTATCAATTCTTTAAGACTTTTAGCAGTGATATTATTAGTTATAATATTAATTATTAAAGATATCCCATTTAAATCCCTTTTTAAAGACTCAATGATACAATTTTATTTAGCATTAACTTGCATGATATTCCTATTATTAATTGATAATATTTTCGGATTTATATTGTCAATCTGTCTATTATTACTATATTTTAGAATATATACAAATGAACTCAAGAATAAAAAAGAAAGCAGCAATGCCGATGATAAAGTACCTAACAAAGAACATATACATAGCCATAACAGCAATGAAGACAAAACAAACAAGCCAAAGAGTAAGTCTAATGAAACCTGTGAAACATGTGAAATGAATATGTCGCATATTAATGCTGAAAAAAAGATTGCTATACCAAGTCAATCAAGTAGTCAACCAAACAATTCTGTAAATAGCACCGACAATTCTCTTGTTCCTTATATAACTGAAGAGAATCTTTTGGCAGCACAAAATAATATTGTGAATCCGTTAGAATATAATAAGGAAATGCATGGGGTTGATAAAGGAATATATAATGAGGATGTATATGGCTCCCAGGGATTAGATACTAAAAATATACATATACGCGGATATGATACTAACAATATATATTTAGGAAGCCTTTCATATGATATATTATAATGAAAATAAAAAATATAGATTATTATTAAGAGATTATTTAAATAATGTATGAAAACTTTGTTTCAAATACAGAGAACGATCAAATAGTAGAAAAAATATTTACAATTTTAGGGTATTCTGTACTTACATTAGTAGTATATGGGTCATTAGTATGGGCATATTATGCAAGCGATAAAAACCAACATTTGTTTATATCAGCATTTGCTCTATTTACGCTATTATATGCTATAATTATTGTTTCTATTGTAGTAATTAATAAAAATAATTATGATGCCTTATCATATACGCTATTGTTTGGAATAACAATATTTGCAATATTCACATCATTTTTCGTTTGCGTCTTTTTCATGCTTAAATATTTCAATATATTTTCAAGTGCTGTTAAAAATAATGTTAATTCTGTTAACACAATTAATGGAATTAATGGAATTAATGGTATTAATGGTATTAATGCTAATAATTCTGCAGAATATAGGGGTTTTAGATAGATAATGTATTAAATATATTCAAAGAAAGATAATACATATATAATAGAAAATAGTGATATTGATTTTATATATATATCAAAAGTATTTAGATTATCATGTAAATATTCAGGCATCTTCTCATATACTGTATTAATAATGCCAGAATGATATATTATTACTGCAATTATAACTAATATCAAGCTTTTTTTTGCTACTTCTGTATCTAAATATGCAGCAACATTATCATATTTATTTAAACCGTTACTGCCGTTACTACCGTTACTACCGTTACCCTGTGGCATTGGTGGCATTGGTGGTTGTTGTAGCATTTGTTGTTGCTGTTGTTGCATAAGCATTTGCTGATGTTGCTGTTGTTGCATAAGCATTTGCTGATGTTGCTGTTGTTGATGAGATATTTGTGGTGTTTTAGGCTGCTTTGATATCATTAGTTCTTCTTGAAATTCATTTAAAACATCTTGGACAATTGGGTCATTAATGTCATTTACATCACCAGTACTTGATTGTTGCGTTTTTAACGGTAATGTATTTATAGGTGTTGACATTATATAATTCTATCTATTGATAGATAATATTTTCAATATAAATTATATTACGCAAATAAGTTTTATGTAGAATTATGTAGAATTAAAAAAGGTTCTTTCAAAAAATCCAGGGATACTAATTAGATTATCAGGTGTTTTATTAATATCATATGGTTCTAAGGGATTATCTATTGAATTACATTTTACCGGATATGATTTATATTTATAGCAAGTATCTTCAAGATTAAATATATTACCTTCTATATCTTTAATATCAGGCGCCGAATACAATACACAATTATCCTTGCATATACGCCTAAATAACAGAGCTAACGCAAGTCCAAACAATGCACTAATAATTATCTGTCCTGTATCATCATAAAACAATCTGTCTATTGTTACTCTTAACCCACCGCGGTCTTTTAGATCTTTTATAAGTCCTTTTCCAAACCCTTTTTTATCCATTCTAATTTATAAAAATTTAAAAAAAAATAAATATCAAAAAACATATTTCACATTCCTATATAATAGGCTGTGTTAAGGCAGACGCCGTGCATTTAACCTCATCCGCGCTATATTTATAGCATTGATTATCATTATTCTTATATACTATTTTGTTTGCATTATAAGGAGTAGGATATTTTATAACATTTCTTATAGGTGGTGATGAAATATACACATATATAGCCCCTAATATAAAAGCTAATATAAAGCTAATCCAGTTTATTCTAAATGTTTTATTATCTTGAATATTTTTTACCATAATATCCTATTTAATTATCTATTTTATAATTTTTATTTAGGCTTCGGTTTATAATTAACATCTTTGATGCATCTATTAGTTTTGGGATTTAGTATTTTACCTTCCGGGCATTCTTTTATTTTTACAATAGCCTTATCGGCTTCCTTTTTAGGTTCTTTATCTGCAACATCTTTTTTTTTAGAATCTTTCTTAACCGGTTTAACCTTTTTTGCTGCAGGGTCTTTTATGCATCTATTAGTTTTAGGGTTTAGAATTTTACCTTCAGGGCATACAATGCCTTTTTTAGAGGGTGCTACAGTAACTTGTTCCTTGCGTTCCTTGCGTTCCTCACGCTTCTCGTGCTCGGGAAAGTTTATATATTCATAGGTATATATATCAGGAATATCAGCGTAATTGGCATTCTTATAATTTAAATATTCATATAATGATGCTAAAGTTTTTGTTTGTTTAAATATGTTATGTAAATTTCTTTTTTCCTCTAAAAATAATTCATAATTATAATTATTTAGTTCTCTTGCATTCTTATAATCTTCGTTATATTTCTGCTTTTTTAACATAATTATATTGTTTTGATCACTTTTGTATTTAAAATAATCGCTAATCTGTTTTTTAATTATATTCATCTTTCCATTATCAGCATTTTTGTCATATATATTAATTTTTAGAAAGTTTTTTTCAATGTCTTTTAATATATCCATTTACTAATATTAAGGATAAAAATAAAACATTAGTGTAATAAAATATCTTCAAACATACCTTTGTAAAATGTTTGAAGACTTTCTTCGGGTTTTAATTGTTCCTCATAAATACTTCTTGGTATATATTTAACAACTACTTTGTCTTTTTTACATACTGATTTATTATTATAATATCCTTGAATAATCATTATAGACCCTATGAATAATAAAAATACTGCTATTGCTTTCATTTCTTAATAATAAGGAATAAGAAAAATTATTAGATTTAATGAGTTATATTGAATTACTTACTGAATACCGAGTTTTTGAGAACTCCATGCATCAACCTGTTCAATACTCTTTTGAACCTCTGACATTTCAATAGTATCAGGATCATTATTTGATGCTTCTACAGGAAGCGTTTCAGTATCCGCTGTCGGTACAACTTCAGTATCATTTTCAAAAACAATGGAATTACCTGCGTTAGCCGCATTCGCCGCATTAGCTTCTGATGCAGCTGAAAATAGCGAACTCTTTCTATTTTCAAAGACAACATCCTTGTCATTCATATTCTTCTTGTACTCTTTCATTAGTGTGTTTAGTTGTGTCTCGGCATATTCTTGATTTTCCAAACAATCCGGGTTAGGAGACCAAGGACACCAGCAACCCACTTGAGCAATATAAATATTGAATTTATTATCAAGTTTCTTAACGAATTCACTGCGATTCTTGGCTTCTTCAATAGTATCAAATACACCACGAACTTTGATGCCTCTGATAGATGTTACAAAGTTATTATCGCGATGATAAGATGTTTCCAAGTCTTGATTATTAACAGATTTGAAAAATCCATATTGTTCGCTCATATCTTTCGGATTGAAGATATACGCATTATTCTCTTTTATAGAATCAACAAAGTCTTTTGAATCGCTATGTTTTGATAAAATACCATCCAATAGAGTAGTCATATCTGCGCTAAATTTACTAATAAATTTGTTGAACATATAAGCCTCCTTATTAACAAGGACATCTTCGGGACTCAAAAAGGATAGCAACACAAAGTTCTGTCCTCTAATAGGTTTATCCTCATCCAAATAATCTACTTCCTTAACGCTTGTAACATTAGTGCTTTCTTCTGCTGACATTTATAGTATCTTTCTAATAATATTATATATTATAAATCTTATATATATTTATATATATATATATTTATATATTTAATTTTTGAGTATACTTAAAAATATTTTATATTATTATAATAGTATAATTAATATAAAATGGAATATTCAGTAGATTTCTGGGATGTCGTAATAAGACTTCTTAAATATTCTTTTGAAGGTCTTATAGTCGCTTTTGTCGCCCTTATATTACCTAATAATAAATTAGATTTGAGTGAAATATTTATGCTTGCATTAACTGCTGCTTGTACCTTCTCAGTTCTTGACCTGCTATCTCCTGCGGTTTCAGCTGGTGCAAGACAAGGCGTTGGTTTAGGTGCCGGCTTCAGGATGGTTGGTTTTCCCAACGGAATTTAATATGATAAAATAATACGATAATGTTATTTTATAAAGAAGGTATTATTTCATAATTGAGTTCTAAGCATATTTTCTTCCATATTTGGTCTTGTACATATAGTTTCTCTCTACTTTTTAATAATGGGAAATATTTAAGATATTCATTTAATCCTAATATTTGAAAAAATTTATATAAAACATAACTATATGACAAAAAGTTTTTCCTATCTTTCGGGCAATGTTTTAAAAATGGTGCCTGAATATTTCTAAACATATTGCATAATTTATCCTCCAGGTCTTGACTAAATTGTGGTGTAGGTATTCCATTTATTCTGTTAATAATATAATTAATATGCTCATAATATTTATTTATCCTGAGCCGTTTGAGTATGTCCCTCATCTTGTTATATGTAATCGTTTTAGTATCAATGATCTTCTCTTTCTTTATTTCTGTTAAAATCTTTTCAAATATTTCGTCAGGAATATCTGTACTCTCCTTACCCTGAACTTGATTACACCATTCCCTAAAATGATTAATACGCTTGTAACTAAAATGAGATGTATCCTTGGTATTTTGTTTTAATATAGGTCTATTCTGCTCTACAAGAAGTAATTCTTGATAACCGCAAATATTGCAAATAATTATAGCATCATGTTGTAAGCAAGTCATTGGATTTTTGCAATTTTTACATATCTCTATATCCTCCTCTTCAACATTTCTAACATACTTTTTATTTATTATAGACATGTATTTATCAACAAGAGAACTCTTGTCAATAATATTATCCTTTGTGCTATTTGAATATTCATAGGTGTTCGTGCTATTATTACTATAACTATTACTATATGGGTTAGCATTTGTATTATGAATATACGGATTTAGATGATTGTTATTAAGATTATTTATATCGCTATTTTTATTTTGCTTATTATCGCTAATTAAATTATTTTCTATATTTAAATTATTGAGAGCATCTAATACATTTATTGTAGTAGCCGAAACAGACGAACGCTTCTTTTTAGAATCATTTTTGTATATCTTAGGCTGTCTGCTTAGCAATTCGCTTGAAGAAATACATACACCATTAGATATTGAAGCATGCGTATTACTTATGTTAGACTGCTTCTCAACAGTATCATAATATTGAAATAATATATAACTTGTATTTTTATAATATTCAACTTCATTATATGAATCTAACTCTTTGATATTGTTCTTGAGTTCAATTATTTTCTCTCTTATAATAATATTGCTCGTCCATAAAATATTTATATATTCCTTGTCGTGAATATTTTTAGATGTCTCTATATTTTCCATAATAAGGTTTGACTGATTTTCTAAATCACATAACAATATCTTGTAGTTTTCCTTGTCCTTGTTTGTAACCTCAAATTTCTTTATAATATTATTATGCATCGCATCTAATGTAAAAACCTCATTATTGTCAGAAATATATTTTTTTTTTGATGATTTTTCTTTGAACATCTTTATAATAGAATTATTAATATTAATTTTTATATAATAAATATATTAATACATATATATTAATACATACATTTAATTGATATTTTTTTCTCCTCTAATAGTATAAAGAATATAGCGTAAATGGGTGGTGGTCTTCTTCAATTAGTAGCTTATGGAGCACAGGATGTTTATTTAACTGGTAATCCTCAAATTACCTTCTTCAAAG